TTACTCCCTGACAGGGTTCGTAGGCCACTCAATATCAGGTGCAGTTGATGTATCAACACGGTTCAGCAACACCCGATACTTTTTCCAGGCTTCCAGCAATGAGGTTTCTTCCTCCGTTGCGATTTCCAGATCTACAGCATCCTGAAGTGGCGCAATATGCTCACTGGCTACCTGCATCAGGCTGTTTTTTATTTCTTCCGCCTCTCGGATCCGGAACAGTTTTTCTGCTTCTGCATCTTTCACCCAGGCTGTGCCGTTCCACTTCTGAAACTCCCCTTCCGGCGATAACCAGGTAACATTTTCCGGTAACGGACCGAGTTCAGAAATAAATAACTCGTCCCCTGACGCTACGTCATAAACCGTTTTACCCCGATGGTCTTCAACGAGATGCCACGATGCCTCATCACTGTTGAAAACAGCCACAAAGCCAGCAGGAATATCTGGTGGTGCAATATCGGTACTGTTTGCTGGCAGACCTGTATGAGGCGGAATATATGCATCACCTTCACCAATAAATTCATTAGTTCCGGCCAGCAGATTATAAATTTTTATGGTCCGTGCTTGTTCACTCATTCTGAATGCCATTATGCAAGCCTCACAATATAGTTAAATGCGATGTTTTTGACGGTGTTTTCCGCGTTACCAGCAGCGTTAACGGTGATGGTGTGTCCATGTGACCCTATCGCAACGGAGTGCGTATGAGCACCAATACCGACAGTATGCGCGTGTGCACCTGCAGATACTGCTGTACCGGACAGTGAGTGGCTATGATTACCATCTGTACTGGTATTAGCTAACCACCCCGTAGACATACCTACTGAGCCTTGTACCCCCCAGGTATTTTGACCTGAGCTTGTATAACCATATTGATAAGTATCTTTAAAAACACTGGGGTTAAATCGACGGCCATCTCTATGGCTGTGATTACCAGCCGCATTCGTGCTGCCACTTAAACTATGGGTATGCGCACCGGTGTTATTCGTGGATTTAGTGCCGTAATCAAACGACGATGTGGTTTTCGTCCCCAAATCAGTACTGGATGCGCTGGCGCTGTGGGTATGCGATTTTATGCCGTCCTGTTCCTGAGACAATACGGCACGACCACTGGCGGGCTTGCCCTTAATCGTCCAGCCACGCATATCAGGGATCACGCCTGACGGATAAGCGGCTGCAAGTTTCGGGTAGGCAGATTTGTCAAAAGTCTGCCCCTGCATCAGGGCATAACCAGACGGAACGGTATCTGATGGCCACGGGATTGGTGCGCCGACTGGATAAAACTCTGCAGGAGGATGAGCCGAGGTGTAAAGCTGCGCCCACGGCGACCAGTTTGCGTCGGTCGTATCCCGTCGTGAACGAATAAATGCCGGAGCATGAGCACCGCTTGTACCACTCCAGCCGATGAGTAACTCACCTTCGCCAACGGCTGTCATCCCTTTCAGGTGAATGATATTTCCATACGCTGTTGGATATCCGTTGTTATACACCTCGTATAACTCAAGACCTGTTGCCCCCTGCGTATTGTCTGTCAGCGCGGTTACCCGACCTTTTGAAGACAGATTAACTGATGATACTGCTGTTCCACCTGACGGTAACGCCCCGATCTCTGATGCCGTTGGCTTATTTCTGGAGTTATAGTCCCTTCGCCAGCCAGGTGAATAATCTGTTCCGTGATTAATATAGGTAAACTGGGCGTTAGTTGTTCCACCACCAGTGGAGGTGGTCGGTGTGGTAATGCGGATCGTCATCGCTGACTTTATCCCCATTACTTCAATGACAGCTCCGGCGAGATGAATATTACCGCAGTCAGTATCAGTAATGATTTTATTATTGCCATAAGACCAGGAACCCTTGCACATCCAGTAGGGATGGTTAAATGCTCCCTGAGAATCCAGCCACTCGATAAACTGTGCAGTCGTCCAGTTTCCTGTTATTGTGCTTACTGACCCACCAAAGGCACGGCAGGCACCAATATTTTTCGTAAAGGTGTCTTTGCCAGGGATATCCGCACCGTTCTGATCTTTCTGCAGACGTTTCTCAGCATTGTCATAGGCTGTTTTTACTGCCTTTGGTGTCGCGGCAAGCGTTTCAGACGTGCTGTTGGTCGCGCTGCTTAGCTGGATTATCCCTTTCTGTGCTGTCGTTGCATCCTGTGCGGTGTATTTCCCGTTAGCCAGGTCATACGCGGCCTTAACGGCTTTTGGTGTTGCCGCCAGTGACTCGGAAGTGCTGTTAGTCGCACTACTGAGCTGTACTATCCCCTTTTTCGTCGTGCTCGCATCCTCAAGCGCCACGGCGGATGCAATATCCTCTGCCCGTTTTGCCGCTGTCTCGGCGCGCGTTGCCGCGGATTCCGCCGTACTTTTGCTCTGTGCTGCCGCCGTCGCACTGCCAGCTGCCTCTGTCGCCTTCGTGGATGCTGTCGTGGCGCTGCCCTTCGCTGCGGACGCTTGTCTGGTCGCCTCATCTTTTGAAGCAGACGCCGATGATGCCGATGACGCCGCCGAACTGGCGGACGATGCCGCTGCCGTTTTTGAGGATTCTGCACGGGTTTCCGACGCTTTCGCGTTCGTTTCGGATGTCTTCGCTGCGGAAGCTGACCTCGCTGCTGCCGTGGCCTGCTCAGTGGCTTCGCCAGCCTTCGTTGTGGCTGTTGAAGCGGATGATGCGGCGCTTTCTGCCGATTTTCCGGCGGCGGTGGCACTGGCTGAGGCCTGCCCGGCACTTGTTGACGCGGCACTGGCAGACGACGCAGCCGCTGTTTTTGAGCCTGCCGCAGCTGAGGCGCTCTGTCCCGCTGCCGTCTCAGAAGACCTGGCGTTCGTCTCGGACGTTTTTGCCGCCTTCGCGGAATTTCCTGCCGCCGTTGCCGAGGAAGCTGCGCTACTGGCGCTCAAGGATGCGTTCGTTTCTGATGATTTCGCTGCCTCTTTTGAGGCCGCCGCATCCCGGGCTGAGGTGGCAGCTTCTGACGCTTTCGTGATCGCGGTGGATGCAGAAGTGGCGGCTGATTGTTCTGACGCTGCGGCATTCGTTTCTGACGTTTTCGCCGCACCGGCACTGGTAGCTGCCACGCTTTTTGAGGACTCTGCAGCGGCAGCACTTTTTGAGGCTTCAGTGGCCTTTGTTGATGCCGTTCCTGCGCTGGAAGACGCTGACTGAGCCGACGAAGCGGCCTGTCCGGCTGACGTGCTGGCTGCACGTGCTGAATCTGCAGCATCAGTCGCATGGGTTGCCGCCTCACGGGCAGATGTGCTGGCATCACTGGCTGACTTCTTCGCGGCTGCCGTGTTCTGTGCCACCACGGACGCGTTACGCGCTACCTCTTCCACCATCAGTTCAAAACGGCGCAGTGCCTCAGGACGGGCATCATCCTCCGTCATGGCACCGAGAAAATCATTCAGCGTACCGGGTCGGGAATCTTCATACACGGTGATGGTCCCGGCATGTGACGGCGGGAATCCTTCCACCAACAGAATAACGCTGTACTGACCGTACTCAACGTCCATGCTGTAACGCCCGGCTTCATCCGGATTTTCTGAGGCCAGCGTGTTCACCACCACCGTGGTGCTGTTACGTTTTGCTTTCAGCTGGATTGTGCAGTTCTGTACCGGTTTTCCTGTGCCGTCTTTCAGTACACCTGAAATCTTTACTGCCATATTCACCCCACAAAAAAGCCCGCCTGAACCGGCGGGCTGTCATAACACTGTGTTACCTGGCTAATCAGAACTTATAACCGACACCCATGATGAAACCGTCAGTGCGCCAGTCGCCACTGCCGGAGCCTTCATAAGCAATATCAATGGCCACGGATTCGGTCGGGTTAAACTGCACGCCAGCTCCCCACGCCAGAGACGTGTTGCTGTGGCGACCGTCATCACTTCCGGTCAGCACGTCGTGCGTTTTCCCCTTGTTGTCAGTTACGCGGAGATAATCCCCGGAGAAAGTCGACACACGGCTGTAAGCCACACCCGCCATCGCATACGCGCTGAACCATTCATTCACGCGCACAGACGGCCCCGCCATCACGCTGAACCAGCGGTTACGCACGGAATCTTCATGCCAGCGGATATCGCTGTAACGGGTAAGCTGGCGATTCTTGTCTCCTGCATAGCTGAATGACGTCACCAGCCCCAGTGTGTCCGTAAACTCATAACGGTATTTCACGTTAATCCCGTTCAGATCATCGCTGCCGGGAACGTTCGTCGAGGCATGAAGATACCCCGCGCTCAGCGTGGACTGATGTTCAGATGCCCATGCAGACGCACCGGATACGGCCAGACAAATAGCTGCGGACAAAATGGCTGCATAAAGTTTACGCATAATTACCTCTCGCTTTTCTGCAATAAAAAAGGCGTCATTCCTGACGCCCTTTATTGGGGTTATAAATATTTCAACGAATACTGATACCGGAAGCCGCTTTTTTGGTCACAATCACCGTACAGTCGGTGATATTCCCTGCCCCCTGATTGCCTTTCTGGAAAATCTTAAACTCCAGAGTGACGCTACCACCACCACTAGGCATATCAATAACTGCACTGTAACTACCGGGAATGGCCCCTTTAGTTTCTCTGGATGCGATTAATACACCGTTTTTGCGAACTTCAAAACCATAACCCGTGTATCTTGTACCTCCCGGGTTATTACCACTTCCCGGATCGCTATACGCTATTCCGTTAAAGATAATGGGCGGAATAATGATTTGACGGTCAAAGTTATGATCATCGCTGATGGTGACTGTAACCGTCCCGTTTGGTGTTTCCGTATTACCCCACGTACCAGCCTGTTTCGGGAATGATTTGGATACAGCTTTAACGAAGTCACCTCTGACCTGAGTCGCCTCCAGCATGCCCTTAATCGTACAGTTTTCATTTACCGTGACATTGTTGAGCGTCCCGGCGTTCGCATTCACTCTGCCACTGATATCCGCATTTTTAGCGGTCAGCTTTCCGTCTGATGTCAGGGAAAATACCGGAGGACTGCCACCGCTGGTAATGGTGGGGGCTGTCAGGCGCTTCAGGAACACGTCGTTCATGAATATCTGGTTGCCCTGCGCCACAAACATCGGCGTTTCATTCCCGTTTGCCGGGTCAATAAACGCGATACGGTTAGCGGCAACCAGAAACTGGCTCAGCTTGCCTTCCTCCGTGTCCTCCATGCTGAGGCCAATACCCGCGACATAATGTTTGCCGTCTTTGGTCTGCTCAATTTTGACGCCCCACATGGCATTCCATTTATCGTTAGCGTCCTTCCACTCTTTCGAAAACTCATCCAGTCTGCTGGCGTTATCCTCCGTCAAATCAACTTTTTCCAGCAGCTCTTTACCGAGATGGGATTCGGTTATCTTGCCTTTGAAAAAATCCAGGTAACCTTCCGCATCATCGCTCGCCCGACCGACGCCCTCCACGAATGCCGATTTGCCAACGGTGTTCACACTGCGAACGTAAAAATAATAATTATGGCCCGGCCTGATATTGATACTGGCGGCTATCCAGTACAACGCCGTACCAAGATAGCGTGCTGTGGTTTCAACCTGCCTGATATCCGCAATCCGCTTTTCCGAGAACCAGAACTCAAACTGTACCGTCGGATCATAAACCGCAAGATGCGGCGTGGCGGTTATCTGAAAATAGCCCGGCGTCAGCTCAATCCGAGACGGCGCTGCCGGTGCGGCAATCCGGAACGATACCGATGCCGGATCGCCCTGCTGTCCCCACGCATTTACCGCCCGGACTGTCAGCCTGTAATTCCCCAGCGCCAGTTGCGTGAAGCGGTATGTGGTTTCCGTCGTCCGGGCCGTGCTGACCAGCCGCTCACTGCCGTCATCCGCTGCCACGGTCAGGCGAAGCAGGAAACTCACGCCCTTCACCACCTTCGGCGTGTCCCAGCGGGCCAGTACCTGATACTCCCCGCTGTCTGCGGTGACTTCGGCAGTCAGGTGCTGCACCGCGGGCGGCGTGACACCATTCACCGTGCCGCTCTGGTCGCCGTCAAAGTGCGCCCCGTTATCCACGATGGCTTCTTTTTCCGGTACATGCTGCACGGCAGTGATGGCATACGTGCCGTCATCGTTCTCACGGATACTCACACAGCGGAACAGGCGCTGGCGCAACGTCGGCAACTTCAGCCCCCATACGCTGTATCCGGCAACGCCGTCAGGAACACGGCTCACTTTTACCTTCACGCCGTCGGTGACGGACTGGACCTCCACGCTGACCGGATTGCCACTTCCGTCAACCAGGCTTATCAGCGTGGTACCGGAGGATGGCAGCGTGATTTCACGGTCGAGCGTCAGCGTCCGGGTCTGGCTGTTCACCGCCAGCACGCGCCCGCCGGTGCTGATACCGGCATAGTCATCATCGCAGATTTCAATGACATCGCCCGGCACATGGCGAAGCCCTTCTGCGCCCACGCTGAAATCCACGGTCTGCGTTTCCAGCAGTTCTGTTTTAATCAGCCACAGCCCGGCGCGATGTGCCTGCCCCCGGCTGGTACAGCCAAAGGCATCCATCTTCGTGACATTACGACCGTAACGGGCAATGGCCTGCGTATCCTCCACAAGCTCTGTCGCCGTCTCCCAGCCGTTGTTCGGGTCAATCCAGTTCACCTCAACGGCATTATGGCGGTCCTTCAGGGCGCTGAAGCTGTAGCGGAACGGCGCGCCATCATCCGGCATCACCACATTACTGCGGTTATAGGTCCACACCTTATCTGATGGTCGGTCCTGCACGAACGTCAGCGTCTGCCCGTTCCATACCGGCATACAGCGCATCGCCGAGCAGAAATCACTGAGAACATCCCACACCTTACGCTGTGTGGTCAGCCAGGCATTACAGGTGATGCGCGGCTCCGTGCCGCCAAAACCGTCCGGCACCGACTGGTCGCAACACTGGCCGATGACATACAGCGCCCATTTATCCACATCTGCCGCACCAAGACGTTTACCCATGCCGTAGCGCGGGTGGGTCAGCATATCCCACAGACACCAGGCCATGTTGTTGCTGTATGCTGGCTTAAACGTTCCGTCCCAGATACCGCTGTATTGCCGCGTCTGCGGGTTATAGTTCGACGGCACCTGCAGAATGCGTCCGCGAAGATGATAATTACGGCTCACCTGCTGGCTGCCGAACTGCTCCGAGTCCACCTGCACGCCGACCAGTGCCGTGTTCGGGTAGCACTGTTTCACATCGATAATTTCGGTGTATGACGACCAGAGCGTTTTGTTCTGCAGCTGGTCTGTGGTGCTGTCCGGCGTCATCCTGCGCATCCGGATATTAAACGGGCGCGGCGGCAGGTTATCCACCACCACCGAGGCCAGATACTGCGAGGTGGTTTTGCCCTTAATGGTGATGTCTTTTTCCGTCACCCAGCCACCGTTACGTTGTATCTGAACCAGCAGACGGACTTCCGACGGATTCCTGTCACCCTTTGAGGTGGTTTCCACCAGTGCCTGTACACCGAAGGTAAAGCGCAGACGGTCGATGTTTGCAGACGTAATGGTGCGGGTGATCGGCGTGTCATATTTCACTTCCGTACCCAGCACCGTCTCGGAGCCGGAGGATTCAAACCCCTCCGGCGGTGTCTGCTCCTGCTCACCGGCCCGGAACACCACCGTGACGCCGGATATATTGGTATTCCCCTCACTGTCCAGCACCGGCGTACTGTTCAGCAGCACGCTTTTTAATCCATCCACCGGACCTTCAACCGGCCCTTCGCTGATGGCATCGATCACACTCAGCAGCTGCGTGGACTTCAGGTTGTCCTTCGCTTCGCGCGGGGTATGCCCCTTACTGCCGCCTTTACCCATTCGTCATGCTCCATAAACGATAAAACCGCCCGGAGGCGGTTTCACATAAAACATTTTGCATCAGCGACCAATCACCACAACCTGACCACCATCCCCTTCGTCTGCCGTGCTGATCTCCTGAGAGACCACCCGCGACCCCACGCGCATTTCACCGTACAGAACGGGCAGAACATTGCCCTGGGCAACCATGTTATCCAGTGAGGAGAAATAGGTGTTCTGTTTGCCGTTATCTGTACTTGCTGCCGTGGGCGTCCTGGCTTTCGGTGCCAGCATCTGCGCCACACCACCAAGTACCATACTGGCACCGAGAGAAAACAGGATACTGGTCATACCACCGGCCCCAATGGCTGCCCCCCATGCTGCAAGGGTGGCTCCGGCAGTAAAGAATGATCCGGCAATGGCGGCAGCCCCCAGAACAATCTGGAATACGCCCCCTGACTTGGCCCCGGCGACTCTGGGAACAATATGAATCACAGCGCCGTCAGGCAGAACCTCATGTAACTGCGCCGTCAATCCGGACGTGCTGACGTCCCGCCCGGAAATCCGTACCTGATACCAGCCGTCGCTCAGTTTCTGACGAAACGCCGGGAGCTGTGTGGCCAGCGCCCGGATGGCTTCAGCCCCCGTTTTCACACGAAGGTCGATGCGGCGGCCAAATCGTTGTAAATCCCCGTAAAGGCAGATGCGCGCCATGCCCGGTGACGCCAGAGGGAGTGTGTGCGTCGCTGCCATTTGTCGGTATACCTCTCTCGTTTGCTCAGTTGTTCAGGAATATGGTGCAGCAGCTCGCCGTCACCACAGTAAATGGCGGCATGATTCGGCACCGATGAACCAAAACAGCACAGCAGCACATCGCCCGGTTGTGCTGATGACAACGGCACCTGATACAGCCCTGTGTCCTCCAGATTATCCAGATAGAGATTCTGGCCGTGACGCCACCAGTCATCCCCGCGATGAAAATTCGGCATCTCAATCCCCGCCAGATGATAAGCATCCCGGAACAGCGTGTAACAGTCCGTCACCCCGTGCTCAAAGCGCCGCCCGGTGAGATGCGGCACACAGCGGAACTTATGAATCGCCCCCCGGCAGACCAGCCACCACGGCAAATCACTCTGCACCTGCAGCCGCCGGTCAGCCTCACTCAGCCAGGGCAGACCACCGGGATGACTGTGGACCAGCGCCACAATCTCACCCTGCATTTCTGCCTGCAGCCAGTCCTCCGGCGACATCCGAAAATAATCCTCCGGCTCACCGGAGATATTTACGCAGGGAAAATATCTTTCCCCCTCCGGCGTTCTCACCACGAAGCCGCACGACTCCGCTGGCGCACATCGCCGGGCGTGCGCCAGAATCGCTGATTCTGTCTCTGTCATGGGATTTACTGCGAAAGTTTGTTAATGGAAAGGAAGCCGCCAAAGTTGCCGACGTTATTGCGGAACTTACAGCCGCTCAGGCATTTACTGCATTTATCCTTCGAGATATCAGATGTCGGCTGGTCATATTCATCAGCGACAGCTGGGCCATTATAACCGCACTCATCACCGCGATAGATCCAGGTGCAGGTGTTAGCCAGCATGATGCGCCCCGGAAAAACAGCGCCATCCGTTTCCGTCGGCGTGGACAGTACAAAGGAGGCACTCACCGCGCTCAGTTCGCTGCACTGCTCGATGCGCCAGCGGCTGATCACCTCCTGCTCCGGATCGGCGTCACTGTTTCCGTTGACGAAGTTCACCGCATCCAGAAAACGGGCGTAAACCTTACGCCGGACCACCGTTCCGCCGACCAGACTCTGCAGATCTTCCGCCATCCCGGTGACCATACCGTACAGGTTAGAAACCGTCAGCGTGGGGCGCGTACTGGTGCCTTTGCCATTCAGTTCAAAACCGCTCCCCTGAATGGGATACGGCTGATACTGTCGCCCCTGCCAGGTGACCGGCTCACCTTTTTCGTTCTGCTCATTACAGAAAAAATAACGTTCTCCACCGACCTCTGTCAGGTCGATTTCCCAGAGCACCACGCTGGCCGACTGCTCCGCACGGGTGCATTCATTCAGTGTTTCCTGCCGGATATCCTGCATCAGTTCACCACCTGTTCAAACTCTGCGCTGAACTCAACACGCAGCATACTGACCCGCGACGACCATTTTGCGCAGGTCACCTTTATCTGCCGCCACTCATAAGGCGGCGTCCACAGAAAGGATTTCCAGCCCCCGTGCTCTTCCAGAAACGACTCCAGTACCGTGGCCTCCTCACGGGGGACAGAAAGCGTCACGCTGTACGTTTTCAGGTTGGCATTCAGCCCGGCAGGCGCTCGCTGGGAATAGCCATCACCAAAGCGCACCTTTCTTACAGAAGGGACCGAAGCCACATCCATACCGGGTTTCACTTTCCAGCGGAAGGTCTTCATCGTCCACCTCCGGAGAACAGGCCACCATCACGCATCTGTGTCTGAATTTCATCACGGGCACCCTTGCGGGCCATGTCATACACCGCCTTCAGAGCAGCCGGACCTATCTGCCCGTTCGTGCCGTCGTTGTTAATCACCACATGGTTATTCTGCTCAAACGTCCCGGACGCCTGCGACCGGCTGTCTGCCATGCTGCCCGGTGTACCGACATAACCGCCGGTGGCATAGCCGCGCATCAGCCGGTAAAGATTCCCCACGCCAATCCGGCTGGTTGCCTCCTTCGTGAAGACAAACTCACCACGGTGAACAATCCCCGCTGGCTCATATTTGCCGCCGGTTCCCGTAAATCCTCCGGTTGCAAAATGGAATTTCGCCGCAGCGGCCTGAATGGCTGTACCGCCTGACGCGGATGCGCCGCCACCAACAGCCCCGCCAATGGCGCTGCCGATACTCCCGACAATCCCCACCATTGCCTGCTTAAGCAGAATTTCTGTCATCATGGACAGCACGGAACGGGTGAAGCTGCGCCAGTTCTGCTCACTGCCGGTCAGCATCGCCGCCATATTCTGTGCAATACCATCAAAGGTCTGCGTGGCTGCACTTTTTACCTGCGACATACTGTCCGTGGCGCTCTCTTCCCACTCACTCCAGCCGGACTTCAGGCCTGCCATCCAGCTCCCGCGAAGCTGGTCTTCAGCCGCCCAGGTCTTTTTCTGCTCTGACATGACGTTATTCAGCGCCAGCGGATTATCGCCATACTGTTCCTTCAGGCGCTGTTCCGTGGCTTCCCGTTCTGCCTGCCGGTCAGTCAGCCCCCGGCTTTTCGCATCAATGGCGGCCCGTTTTGCCCGTTGCTGCTGTGCGAATTTATCCGCCTGCTGCGCCAGCGCGTTCAGGCGCTCCTGATACGTAACCTTGTCGCCAAGTGCAGCCAGCTGGCGTTTGTACTCCAGCGTCTCATCTTTATGCGCCAGCAGGGATTTCTCCTGTGCGGACAGCTGGCGACGTTGTGCCGCCTCCTCCAGTACCGCGAACTGACTTTCTGCCTTCCACAAATCCCGGCGCTGCTGGCTGATTTTCTCATTCGCTCCGGCATGCTTCTCCAGCGTCCGGAGTTCTGCCTGAAGCGTCAGCAGGGCAGCATGAGCACTGTCTTCCTGACGATCGCCCGCAGACACCTTCACGCCGGACTGTTTCGGCTTTTTCAGCGTCGCTTCATAATCCTTTTTCGCCGCCGCCATCAGCGTGTTGTAATCCGCCTGCAGGATTTTCCCGTCTTTCAGTGCCTTGTTCAGTTCTTCCTGACGGGCGGTATATTTCTCCAGCGGCGTCTGCAGCCGTTCGTAAGCCTTCTGCGCCTCTTCGGTATATTTCAGCCGTGACGCTTCGGTATCGCTCTGCTGCTGCGCATTTTTGTCCTGTTGAGTCTGCTGCTCAGCCTTCTTTCGGGCGGCTTCAAGCGCAAGACGGGCCTTTTCACGATCATCCCAGTAACGCGCCCGCGCTTCATCGTTAACAAAATAATCATCCTTGCGCAGATTCCAGATGTCGTCTGCTTTCTTAAACGCAGCCTCTGCCTTAATCAGCATCTCCTGCGCGGTATCAGGACGACCAATATCCAGCACCGCATCCCACATGGATTTGAAGGCCCGCGCTGTCCTGTCTGCCCAGGTCTCCAGCGTGCCCATGTTCTCTTTCAGGCGGCGGGTCTGGTCATCAAACCCTTTCGTTGCGGCCTCGTTCGCCGCCTGCAATGCCCCGGCTTCATCGCCGGAACGCTGCAACTGAGCAACATACGCAATCTGCTCCGCCGTCACGTTATGGAACTGGCGTGCCATCGCTGTCAGCCCTGACGTCGGGTCTGTGGTCAGCTTCCCGAAGGCTTCAGCGACCTTGTCCACCTCCACGCCGGATGCAGAGGAGAAACGCGCCACACTCTGGCTGATGGATGCAATCTGAGCCTCACCGCTTACTCCCGCCTTAACCAGTGCGCTGAGTGACTCGCTGGTCTGGTTAAACGTCAGCCCTGCCGCCTGCCCGGCTCTGGACAGGACCAGCATGCGATCTGCCGTCAGACCCGACTGATTGCCGGAAAGGACCAGCGTTTTGTTGAAATCGGACAGGGTTGAGTTGCCCTGATACCAGGCATACGCCAGCGCACCGGTCGCCACCGCCAGCGAGGTGGCCCCGACCATCGGCAGGGTGATCGCACCGGCAAGCCCCCTGAACATGGGGATCATCCCGCCGAAGGAGTCCTTCACCTGACCACCCTGTTGCAGCAGGATCAGCCACGGACTTTGCCCGCCTGCAAGCTGCGTGGCCACGTCGGTGAACTGCGCAGGCAGCATACGCATGGCAGCTTTATACTGCCCGACGGAAATCCCCGCTTTCTGTGCAGCCAGTGCCTGTCGGCTCAGCGACTGTTCAACGACTGCCGCTGTTTTTTTCGCATCACTTTCCGTACCGGAAAAATGACGCCTGACTCTGGCCATCTGCTCGTCAAATCTGGCCGCATCCAGACTTAAATCAACGACCAGATCGCCTACCGGTTCAGCCATACCGGATTCCTCCTGCGATCCCTTCTGATACTGTCATCAGCATTACGTCATCCTCCGTCATGTCCGCCACATCCGGGGAAACGGGGATAACTTCATTCCCGTCCGGGCCAAAACGAACGCCTCCGGCAAGCCCTGCCGCTTTCTGCATCAGCACATCATCTTCAGGCTCTTCGTCAGCCTCACGCCGGTTCAGCAGACTGAAATCCAGCGGATGCATATCCGGATCGCTGAAAAACAGGCTGAGCACGGTGTACGTCAGCCCGGAAAAGTGCATATCCAGCAGAACATCATGAAAATAATGGGTACTGTAAAAGCGGTGCCAGTCGGCATACTCCGTGGATGACATCCCGGCAAGCATGGCACGCCAGTCGGGTCGCCCCATCTCGCGCGCCAGTTTCAGGGCAAAACTCAGCTCACCGTCGAACACTTTCCCGCAGAAACAGGCTCTGCAGGCCCGGCGTCCTCTGCCTGTTCAGGGGCATCATTCACCACAAACTCATACATACCGGACAGCCGGTACACCACGTTTTCAGCATGAGAAATTGCCTCCGCGGGCCAGGTGGTAAGCACTTCCTGCTCAATCTGTTTAACGGCTTCATTCATGGACGGCATCTGCGTCTTCTTCGGATGGTTATGCCACAGGGACATCGCCACCACAAAAGCGCCGGTTCTGATGGCGTCTTCCACAGTAAACTTCCGGTTGCTGTCTGACTCCGCCTGTTCTGCCTGCCGTTTCATCAGGGCGAGATGCTCAATACGCTGCAGGGCTGACAGTTCAGAAAGCGTGACGGTCACGCCGTTATGTTCAAATGATTCGGTTTTCAGGAACATCGCTGATTCTCCGGATTAACTGGCGGTGACGTTGATTTCTGCAACCGCAGCAAACTCACCATTACCGGATACGACCGGAATGTTGACCTTGCCTGCAGCAACACCTTTCACGGTGATGGTCATACCACTGACCGACACGGTGGCTTTTGTTTTATCCGCAGACACCGCACGGAAGCTCTTGTCGGTTGCGCCTTCCGGCTGGAATGCCACGGTCAGCGTCGTGCTCTGCCCTTTCACCACCGAGGTGCTGGCAGGCGTCACGGTCATGCCGGTTGCCGCTGTTACCGTGCTGCGATCTTCTGCCATCGACGGACGTCCCACGTTGGTGACTTTCACCGTGCGGGTGATCACTTCCTTCGCCGTCACCGCCTTACCGATACTGCTGACCCAGCCGCGGAACACATCGACCGTGCCGTTCGGGAAGCGGATTTTATAGGCACGGGTATCACCTTCATTAAACCACGCCAGCAGCGCCTGCTGCCCCTGCTCTCCGGGCATCCACGCCAGCGTGAAGCTGGTATCTCCAGCGGATTTCTGCCCCTGTCCGGTCGCGGCCCAGTCCGCATCTTCATCATCGAGATAACTGTCGTCATAGGACTCAGCGGTCAGTTCTCCGGGCGTCAGGTCTTTAACCTTTGCCAGACGCGACCAGTCATTGTCTGAAAGCGGGTTTGCATATGGGTCGCCGTTCCCGTTATAAACCCACAGTGTGGTCCCGGCCCCTTTCACCGGTGCCAGAGGATTTGGTGTTGGCATATCGTCCTCACATTTCATAGGTAATGACATAAGTCAGATCGGCTGAACTCCACAGGCCCGCATCATCGTCGCGCCGGTAGTCATAGCCACTGGCCACCATACTGGTGATCAAATCTGACAGTGCCGGGATATCGCTCATCACCGGATAAATCCGGGACTCCATCCACGCATCCAGCTCTGAATCCGGCACCTGAGCAGGCAGGAAAACTTCGATATGCAGCTCCGCCTGCCAGGTATCGCTGTCCAGCTCTTCGCCCGTGTATTCAGCGCCGGTGAGATAAACGGCAACTGCCGGAAAATCCGCCTCATCAAAAACAGCGGGGCGACCATCAAAAAACGTCGCCCCGGTGTCATGCTTCTCCAGTGCATCCAGTACGGCTGCACGGAGTTCAGTATGTTTCATCGCTTTATTACCATCCTCAGTTGATGCTGCAGCGCATAGCCCAGCTCTTTCGGAAGACGTTCACGCCGTATCCGCTCAATATTTTGTTTAAACGCCGTGGTCAGCGGCACCGCCATCGGGATTTTCACTACATCAATGGGGTAACGGTTTTTCCCGGCCACACGCTGCATGACATGCCACCGGCCATTTTTCAGTTGCTGAATAAACGCGCCGGGAATACGACGGTTACCCACCACAAGCACGCTGCCGCCACCTTTCAGGGATGAACGCTGCCCCTTTTTACGACGCCTGCGTCGGGACAGGACAATCCGCGCGTTACCCAGCTTTATTACGGGCAAATCCCCCCGGTTAACCTTGATTCTGGCCTGCGGATTTTTGACCGTGGCCCTTTTCAGCCTGGCCCTTTCCTTTACCAGTTTCCGGCGTACCTTTGTCTCACGGGCAACCTGTGACGCCGACTGCGATATCGCGGATGAAGCAACGCGGTTAATAGCCATTGCGGCGGCACCGGGCACCGCCGTTCTGCTGATACGGCTGAGGTTTTCAACGGCCTGCTCAAGACCTTTTATGGCCATACATCCCCCTTTCAGCGGCGACGGTTAACGGCAGGCGGTACGCCCCGCCCAAGCCAGAGATGACAGCTTCCGCCATCATCCGGCGAAATCCGGTCTATCCAGAAGTTTTCCTCACCGATGGTCAGCGTGTCGCCGCGCCGCAGCTGCCGCACATCATCAGTCCGGACAAACAGGGACGGGCTGGAGCCTTCAACGCGCACGCCCTGTCCGGCATAGCTGATATTTTCAGGGTCATCAAAAACACCACGTATTACTGCGCCGGACTGCTCACCGGATGTCATGGTGGCTGACGTTCCCATGTACCCGCGTATCGTTTCATCGGCGCGGGCAATGGCAGCATCGAACAGGTTATCGAAATCAGCCACAGCGCCTCCCGTTATTGCATTCTGGCCAGGCCACGTTCTGTCATTTCGGCTGCCACACCGGCAGAGACACGAAACGCCGTTCCCGGCAGCACAAATGCCACAGGTTCATCCCGCGTGGCGTGAAGTGCATCAGTATGCAGCTTCACCAGTGCCACGACCGTGACCAGTTCAGACGTATCCAGAATCACGGTATCCGGCTGCGCTGATCCCACCTCATTTTCATGTCCGGTCAGCACATTTTCCCGGCTGAGAGGGGTGTCCTGACCGGCAGTTTCATCCGTGTCATCAAGCTCCTCTTCCAGCTCTGCCACACGGAGCGCCAGTTCTTCTTTCGTCCCCGTCAGGCTGACATCACGGTTCAGTTGTTCACCCAGCGAGCGGAGACGGGCAATCAGTTCATCTTTCGTCATGGACTCCTCCACAGAGAAACAATGGCCCCGAAGGGCCATGATTACGCCAGTTGTACGGACACGAACTCATCAGGGTCAGCCAGCAGCATCAGCGGTGCTGACTGAATCATGGTGAACTCACGCGCCGGATCGCCGGTGGTCACCCAGTTTTTCGGGTAACGGGCAGAGGCGTTAATGCCTTCGCGCTGTGCGTCCGCATCCTGAATGCAGCCATAGGTGCGCAGACCGCGTGCCTGAGTGTTCCCCAGCACCATCGTGTTGTCCGGCAGGAAGTTCTTTTTGACGCCGTTTTCCACGTACTGTCCGGAATACACGACGATGGCCACATCGCCATACATCCCCTTATAGGACACCGCTTTGCCCAGGTCTTTCACCGCTGTCTCCAGTTCGGAATGAGAGCCACGACGGGTATCCAGCTTCTCCCTGACGGCTTTGAAGGAACGGAACAGCGCCCAGCCTTTCGGATCGAACACGATGATATTCACCACGCCGCTGGCGTTCAGCGCGTAGGCTTCGATATCGTCGGTCGGGTCATACGTGGACTTGTCACGCTTGCTCCACTCCGTGCCGCCGGACTGCGTGATGTTATTCTCCTCACTGCGGCCCATATCCACCTCAACCGGATCGAAGGCTTCACCGGTCATGGTGTATTTGCCCTTAAGCACGGCAGAAACTGCCTGCATCTCTTCGACCTGAGCAATGGCCAGCTCTTCGTCACGCATGTTCTGCATGATGATGCGACGGCGGCGGTAAGCCGGGTCCGCCAGATTCTGCGGATCTTCATCCGGCAGGCGACGCAGGGTCATCTGCGGATTCACTTCATGCTTCGGCTTGACATATCCCGGCGTAAATTCAGAGGTGGAGCCGCCACGGGAACGGATAACCTCACCGGAAACAATCGGCGAAACGTACAGCGCCATGTTTACCAGTCCCGGAATTTGTGAGAGATAGACTTTCTCCGTGGTGAAGGGATAGCTCTCACGGAAAAAGAGACGCAGAAACAGCGGATCAAACTTAAATTTCTGCTCATTTGCCGCCAGCAGTTGGGCGGTTGTGTACATCGACATAAAAAAATCCCGTAAAAAAAGCCGCACAGGCGGCCTTTAGTGATGAAGGGTAAAGTTAAACGATGCTGATTGCCGTTCCGGCAAACGCGGTCCGTTTTTTCGTCTCGTCGCTGGCAGCCTCCGGCCAGAGCACATCCTCATAACGGAACGTGCCGGACTTGTAGAACGTCAGCGTGGTGCTGGTCTGGTCAGCAGCAACCGCAAGAATGCCAACGGCAGCACCGTCGGTGGTGCCATCCCACGCAACCAGCTTACGGCTGGAGGTGTCCAGCATCAGCGGGGTCATTGCAGGCGCTTTCGCACTCAATCCGCCGGGCGCGGTTGCGGTATGAGCCGGGTCACTGTTGCCCTGCGGCTGGTAATGGGTAAAGGTTTCTTTGCTCGTCATAAACATCCCTTACACTGGTGTGTTCAGCAAATCGTTAACGGCATCAGATGCCGGGTTACCTGCAGCCAGCGGTGCCGGTGCCCCCTGCATCAGACGATCCAGCGCAGTGTCACTGCGCGCCTGTGCACTCTGTGGTGCTGCGGCCAGAATGCGGCGGGCCGTTTTCACGGTCATACCGGGGGTTTCTGCCAGCACGCGTGCCTGTTCTTCGCGTCCGTGAGCCTCCTCACAGTTGAGGATCCCCATAATGCGGCTGTTTTCTGCCGCAACCGCTGCGGTGATCTGCGCGTTCACGTCCGGCTGCGCCGCGCTGGCGTTCTCGCCCTCCGTCGCTGGCACCACGTCAGTAACGTCAGCCTGCGAAGCAGTGGCTGAAACAGTTGTTGATTGAGTCTCTTTGGTCATTCGCCCTCCTGAGAGACGGGATTTACGTGCATCCAGTGCATCACGCATGACGGTGATCGCATCGGTGCTGTTAACAAGTTCATCAGCCAGTCCGGCATCAATGGCCTCCTGACCGCTGTACACTGCAGCCTCGGTATCCAGCACAGCCTGCACGGACAGGCCGGTATATGCCGACACCTTCTGCGCAAACATCTGGCGGGTTGCGTCCATCCGGGACTGCAGTGTCTCCCGGACGTCATCCGGAAGATGGCTGTAGGGGTTGCCATCCACCTTATGGCTGCCGCTGTAAATCAGCGTGATTTCCACACCCTGTTTCTCCAGCGCAGCACCGTAATTACTGTGAGCCATCATGACGCCGATGGAGCCTGTCCGGGCGGTCTGCGTGACCAGACGCCGGGAGGCGGCACTGGCAAGCAACTGACCTGCACTGCAGTTCATGTCGTTGGCAAGCGCCCATACCGGTTTTATGTCACGCACACGGGCGATGATGTCAGCGCAGTCAAATGCCCCCGCCACCATCCCGCCGGGCGTGTCCATATCGAGCAGAATGCCGTCCACCATCGGGTCGCTGGCAGCCTGTTGCAGACGGGCGATAATGCCGTTGTAACCGGTCATCCCCGAATACGGCTGCAGCGCTCGCGTCCGACTGACCAGCGTGCCGGACACCGGCAGCACGGCGATGCCGTTCATGACCTGATAACTGCGGGCCTGTCGTGGTCCGTCATCATCAACGGATAACGCCAGCGCCGCGGGTGCCTCTCCGGCAGTCAGGCTGTCGCCGGATACCGCATCCGTCAGGCGGCTGATCCCAAGCTGGCCTGCAAGCGCACAAAAGAAAACCCGCGCATAGGCGGGTTCAAGCATCAGCGGCTCATTAAAGGCCATACTGGCAATATGCGGGAGATTACGCAGCTCTGCTGTCACTCTTCTCCTCCTCTGTTGATTGTCGCAGCCCGGATTCAAATGCCGCAGCCGCCCAGGCGGGCGGTTTAAGACCGGCTGCACGGCGCTCCATCGTTTCACGGACCTGCTGGGCAAAAATTTCCTGATAGTCGTCACCGCGTTTTGCGCACTCTTTCTCGTAGGTACTCAGTCCGGCTTCTATCAGCATCACCGCTTCCTGTACTTCTTTCAGACCATCGATGGCCATACGACCGGAGCCTATCCAGTCGCAGTTCCCCCAGGCACTTCGGGCTTCCTGAAAACTGAAGCGTGCTTTTGAAGGTAACGTCACCACGCGGCGAGCGATGGCCTCTTCCAGCCAGCACAGAAACATCTGGCTCGCCTGACGGGATGCGACGAATTTTCGCCGCCCCATAAAGTACGCCCACGACTCGTTCGCACTGGCCCGTGCCGTGGAGTAGCTCATCTGGGCGTAATTCCGGGAAAGCTGCTCATACGAGACACCCAGCCCGGCAGCGATATACCGCAACAGTGACTGCTCAAACACGGAGTAGCCGTTATCCGTGTCCTGAGCCGTCTGCAGGTTCAGTGAGTCCCCCGGCATCAGGTGCGGCACTTTTGCGCCTCCCAGACGGACCGGTGCTGCGGCGTAATACGCGGCAATTTCACCAATCCAGCCGGTCAGCCTTTCCCGCTGCTCCTGACTGTTCGCGCCCAGAATAAAATCCATCGCTGACTGCGTATCCAGCTCACTCTCAATGGTGGCGGCATACATCGCCTTTATGAAAAGACAGGAAAAAATAAAATTTAAAAACAGTACATTACGAATGCTCAGACCTATCGTTTAAAGGAGTCGCAATACACACTGCAATACACGATTATTTATAAGATGAGCGGCATCCGTCATAAAGCTGGTGGATGCTTTTTCTATGCATATATGCACAGTTTTAGTGGGCGTTAATGTCGATATAGGGATCCCCATATCGAGATTGGATACCTGGCTTTTTTCCGGTTAACCTTTAATCAGGCTGGTGGGCTTTACCTGTTTTGTATGAGTGGTCATCATGACCATGTCATAACAAAAACCCCATATTCGTGGTTTTTCTGTGTCGGGCTATTCTGTCGTTGCTGTGCTGATTTGGCTGGTGGGCTGAATCATCATTACGGCGATGCAGCTATGTAGACGTTCCGGCCTCCTCAAATTGAGGATTGTGGAAGAATCAATGGGTTAGTCTTACTTTCCCGACATCCCCCAATGGGGGTTTTCGAAACAATCAATAGCTTAGGCTTACTTCCCCGATTTCCTGCATTGCAGGTTTTCGAAATAATCAATGGGTTAGGCCATCGTGCAATTTTGCACTTTGCCAGCCAGCGCAATGTCGCGTTATCAGTCCTCAGATGTGAGGGATGTAGCCAGCTTTTCCCCCAGTGGGGGATATCCAGCACCGACGGCTTAACTGTGCGTGCCAGCACAAGGTAGCCTTGAACTACTTACTGCATCCCATCTTACAGGCCGTGCCTTCCTGCTTAACTTTTTGCAATGCAACAAGTCAGCCAGCGCAATTTTGCGTTATCGGGAATATCAGCAAGTTACCGCCGCAATCGTTCCGGCTTCTTCCACTGGTAAGTATTTTTCGCGCTCTCCCTCCGTTGTTGAGAACGGCGACGATATGCCAGCAACTCAAGGACTCTTGTTCGTATGTTGCGCATATCCACGCCGTTAAGCTCAATACCGTCACGGCGCATCACCTCAGCCACTACACGCACATAATTATCTGCGGTCACGCTGTCCGGCTGCGTGGCCTGTTCGTCATGCTGCTTGCTGATTCCACAAGCACGGCGGATTAATCGCAGTATTTCGGATTCAGTCATAGCGTACTACGTTACTTATCTTTATTCGGCTGCAACTTATCCGGTACGTTTCCGGCAGTTTCCATCAGATAATCGGACAGCATCAGCGGTATGTTTTCGTCAAGTTTTGCGCATGCGTTACAGGCTCTGATAACTTCTTTTTTCAGTCCATCCAGCATAGACGGCTTCATGTCGGGAAACTTCCTTGTCATGGCAAGCGGCAGGCTGTCCATGATTGAAGAAATCTGACTCGCCAATTTTGAAAGCACGTATATACAAAACGCTGTATCAATAACGTCGCCGCGTTCGCGCTCGTTTTTAAGCTCCTGCGCCTCTGCCTGTGCTGTCAGCAATCTGATCCTGACTCGTAGGAGTTCATCATCATCAATCTCGCCTTTGTCGTCTGTAATCTGGTTAATTGCATTGCTAACCCGATTGTCTATTACGCTGGCAACATCATAAAACGCCTCGCGGCCTTTACGTTCAACGGGAGTCACTCCCCACTTGTCGAACGCTGTCGCACTTACACGGCAGCTTTGCGCCATGTTTTTTTTGTTCATCAGGTGCGATTTCATCAATATCCCCACTTAAGTAATGTTTCAGGTTGGTGTATTGGCTTTATCTTTTCCTTTTTATTCATAGAGATAGAGCGAACAACAAAACCACCACCAGCACCCGAAAAAGGCTCATAAATAGCGAAAACCCGCGAGGTCGCCGCCCCGTAGCCTACCGGATCGCCGGAAAGGACCCGCCAGCCAGAACGGGCCCTAATTTCATCAACCAATCAACTTATAGCGACCATCCCGTGCATTGCGACGTACACGCTCAATCTTGAGGCATAGCGCCGCATCTGGCTTTTTTGGGACAGGTACGCGGCAATATTCAGAAGATCGAGGAATATTGTTTATCCAGTCGATCACTTCACTTAAATACCAGGCCTTACGCCCTTCCGTAACCTGTACGCGTTCGGGGAACTCTCCGCGAGCCTCAAGGTTTAGCAATGTGCGACGGCTAAGGGTAGTAAGTTCCATCACCTGATTCATATCAACAAGGCGTTCACTTAAACGCATTTTGTCAGCAATAGCCTTTAATTCCTCTACTGCTGGATCCGGATACATCATTTCGGCAATTGGCTTAAGGTCATTGTAATGATTCTGCATTGTATCCCCCTTTACACACGAGCCAGCGGCTGAACAGAAATACCTGAGCCAACAAACGCGGCAACCTTTGCCGACAGTTCTTTTACAGACTCAGGCCAGTTCAGAGCATCAACATTTAAAACACCTGTCTTATAAACCTGTGCCTGTGTTTTTTTCGCTGTGTCGATTTGTACAGCGGAAACATAAACCGCTTTACCTACGCTCGAACCATCCCATACCACCAGTGCACCTGTTGCATCTTCCTGCATCAGTGGCGTAAATGCAGGAATTACCCCTTTATTAGCTGAAAATATCCCCAGCGTAGTCACCAGTGCTTCAGTGCCAGCCATGAGTTCAGTGTAATGAGTAGCCATTGCTCCCCCTTAGCCAATGCGAACGGTAACAAAACGATTGATGCGGGCCGGTATTGGCTGTGGTGCTGAATGTGTCTGCACATATTCAATAGCCGGATCACCAGGCACAATATAGTTTTTCGGTGCAAGTTCGGCTTTAGTCAGCCCCATTCGGATTAGCTCCGGATCCTGAATACCGCCATAGGCGACAATCCCCTGAAGAGCCGTATTGCCAAGCACCATCAAATCAGGATCAAGGAAATGTTTTTCTGTTCCGTCCTCGTCGGTATAACGCCCGCTGTAAACAACAATCGCAACATCGCCCATATACCCTTTAAAACTCACCGAATCACCAAGGTCTTTAAGGGCCGTTTCCAGTTCGGAATTAGAACCACGACGGGTATCCAAAGCCTCTTTTATCGCTCTGAATGAACGGTATTTCTTCCATACATTACCACCCATAATGATGATATTAGTGACGCCCTCACTAAATTCTGCGTAGCTCTCAATATCATCATTTGGATCAAAAGTTTCTTTATCCTTACCTGACCACTCAGTACCGCCAGACTGAGTGATGATATTTTGTGGTTTTATATTCCAGTCCAGCTCATAACGTTCAATACCATCGCCCTCAATGATATTTTTCCCCGTTGTGATTGCCTGAACAGCAAGCCATTCAATACGTGCACGAATAGCTTTAGCCTGATTTACAATCGCCTGTTTAACTTTAATATTACGCGCCCCAAAAGCATTGTATTGCTCAGGTGACACACCAGCAGGGCGCACAGCTAACTTATTTGGATCAATGCTGCTTTTCGGCTTCATATAACCTAGACGAATTGTTTTTGATTCGTATCCCTCATCTCGTGAAACTTTACTGCCCACCATAGGAGAGCAAAACGCCGCGATCGGGATATTTGGATCGTCGATCGTATCAAGAATAATGTCTCTCGATTCAAACATTACCGAGCGAGTGAAAAACAAACTGGTAAACAACGCATTTAATTTTTTTTGCACATCTTCAGCATTAGCCACCTGCACAAGCTGTGTAGGCGAATATAAATCAACCATACTCATCCTCTTTACATTCATTACAAATAATTGTGAATATATTCTATTACCGATGTCTGCTATGCGAATACATGCAACCAAGTGCAATGTTGTATAAAATATGCCGTAACAACTTCAGTGCTGATAATTCGTGTTAATGTATTTACTTCCTTTGGTCGGGATTTATGTAGCATGCCGGAAAATCTATTTTTTTCCGGCATCTTTTTGTTTGCAGAATTTAAAACGGTATATTATCGCCGTACGGATCATCATTCCCCGACTGTTGTTTTGCCCTGTTCAGTGCGTCAGTGGCCTGCCCCTGCTGGCCTTTTTTGCCGCCCGGTCGCGCCGTTCGCGCACTGATTACGCTGTCTGCGATAACCTGCCAGCCCCGCCGCGTTTCGCCGTTCTGGCCTGTCCACTGGCTTACCTGCATGTTACCCGCCACGCTCACCAGTTCGCCTTTGTGGTGTTTTGCCAGTGCGTCGGCCTGTCTGCCAAACGCCAGGACGTATAACCACATCGTCGCCGTTCCGTCATCTGCCTGGCTGCACGGCAGGGGAACCGCCATACTCGCCATCGCCATTTGTGTCCCTTTGCTGGTGGTCTTTAACTGCGGGTCAGCCACCAGCCGCCCGTAAGCCGCTATCTGTGCTGTCATGCTGTCTGCTCTCCGGTTTTAACATTAATGGTTGTCACCTGTTCCGCTTCGGCAATCTCCCGTTCTGTCAGCGTGGCAAAGTTTGCCGCTGCTGTGGTCATGAATGCGCTTATCAGGTCGGGATGTTCCTTCGCGTATCCTGCCCGTGTGTGGTGGTCTATCGCTTTGATTGCCACCTTTAAGGAAAGCTCTGTCATGTCTAACGCTTTATATTTTGCCTGTGTTCTGTCTCTGCGAATTTTGGTCATTTGTCGCCCCTGATTCATGTTTTCGGCTGGCATGTTTGTTAAGTGATTTTTATGTATGCGCATTTATTTTCACCCCCCCTCGTTTAAAAAGTTTTTAGTTGTGCCTCCCCCCCTCTACCCATCTACCCGAATGCTCATCATGTCAGTAATGGCGCGGCTTTCAGCGGGTAGATAGCTTTTTTGACTCCTCTACCTGCCGTCTACCCTGCTACCTGAAACTGATAAAATCAGGTAGAAGAGGTAGAGAGCTTTTATTAGCCTTCTACCTAGCCCTATACCCACTTATCATGTTGAATAATATGCGTTTATTTCGTTCAGGTAGATGGGGTAGATGGCTTTTACAAAAAATTATAAAAACGCGTCGCAATCGTCTGTTGTAATTGCGTTGGTCTGCGTTACTCCCTTAACTTTTCGCGTAATATATTCATGCCCGTAAACTTTCGCCGCTGGCTTCATGGCCTTGCTGAACTCAGCCACGTTTAGCGGTTTGCTCCTGCCCGCGTATGCCATAAACGCCAGATAGACGCGGTAAAGGCTGTTCCTGGTCGTGTACTTCACTGAATCACCACCGCCACCCATCATCAGGCCGCGCGCTTCCTCTAGAAAATTCAGGAACTGGCAAAACTCAATAACCGGATCCGTCTGTTGCTTTATTGCCAGTGCTTCATCACCGTCACGCTGTTCCAGTAGTAAAGCCCGTGCCTTCTCAGGGTCGGTAAAGTTCGCCAGCAATCGGCGGATAATAACGGGGATTTCAGCCGCAATCTTTTCCGGTAGCTCCCTGTCTTTTTCGGCCTCACTGACGATATTGTCGAAACGGAAAATCACGCGACGACGTGCCACACCTCCGGCCCGTTCGGTGAATATCATCGGGTTGTTGTTGGTCGCCAGCACCACCGCCCTGATTACCGCCGTGAAACGCTTTTCATATTTCGGGTTAATTTCCACGGGGTCGCCGCCTGTGATTTTCTTGATGCCCGTTCCTTCGCCTGTATATTTCGGCTGGTCAGCCAGGACGATAAGACGACTCCCGACAACCTGCGCACGTCCACCAGCATCATCAAGCGATGTCATTTCAGCGCTTACCGTGTTCTGTTTCCCTGCCAGAAGGCTGGCTATGTGTGTGAATGTACTTTTACCGCTCCCGCCGTCTCCGGTGGCCTCAATAAACATCTGCCAGTCGTACCGGTTCGCCATAATCATGTACAGCGCGGCACATATACGCATCATCTTGCGCGGGTCTTTTCCGGCTGCGTGCTCAAGCCATTTATGAAAGTTTGGCGCGTTATCGCGGATGTTCTCCCCTGGTGCTGGTGGCGTGTACTCAATGCCGTTGTGCGTGGTGATCCAGTTCTCCGGCGTGTGCGGGGAAAATTCCCCCGTTTTCAGGTCAAGCGCACCATTGGCGAACGGCAGCAAATCGCCAGACGGCTCGCCCATTGGTTCGGCAATAACTTTTAACGCTTCCACGGCGTTATTGATTACGCGCTTGCTGAAAGTGGCCCTGTGCTCTGAATAGATCGCCACCATTTCGCGGCTAAGTTCCATTGTGCTGACCGGACACCATACCCCGCCGCGCCATACGTGAACGATTTCACTTTCAGGATGTACGCAAACGCCATCAAAGCGATCGGCAAGCAACTGCGCGCGCTCACTGTCCGCCATCTGCGAAAGTTGCGCCTTTTGCTTTACCGGAAGCTCAATGACCAGACCATCAGAAAGATTCTGGCGTTCACGGGCCAGATATTCGCGCCAGTTCTGCACCTCCTGGCCGTGCATACCCTCAGGATAAAAATTTGCATCCTGTACGCCTGCTGCCGCCAGCTTCTGACCAATCGCCTTTATCATTACAGGCGCAAGATATCCGGCCCTGTATATGCGTGCTGATTTTCGGCCTTCCGGCACAATTTGCAGATTATCCAGTTCGGATAGCTGCTGCTCCCCAAGCCACACAGGAGGCTCATTATCTCCGGCCATACGCGCATCATGTTCCTGCCATTGTTTCGCGTGTGCCCAGGCATCACTACCCGCAAAAATAATGACTTCTGTTCCTTTGTGTTTTATGCCGCGTGACTGCTGTTTTACGTTCGGTGCCAGTTTCATTTTTTACCTCTGAATCCGTTAATCATGGTTTTCATTTTCTGGATATTTCCCCACGCTTTTTCCCTGCTGATGGGCTTACTGCGGGGTGCGGCATATACCAGGGAAAAATCACGCCGGAACTGATAAACAGGCATCACGCAGTCATAGCTATACCCCTCACGGCGGTAAGTGATGCGCCGTTCTGCCACGCCTTTAATCGTTACCGTGCCGCCGTATTTATCGCGGTAAATATCGCCGTTCATAAATTCAGGTCGAGCGGGGCCGCTGGCAATAAAGCCAGAATTTTTCATTTCCATATTATTTATTCCTCGACTTAACTCGACTTATTTGATAGCAGGGCACTATTTATTGCGTCATTGAGTTTTTCTGCTGATTCATCAATAAGTGACAACAGGCCATAAGCAATATTTGCATCTTCATTGTCATTTATGCAATCAAGCCACATATTTAATATTGCTTTTGCTGAATTATTTAAAGTTAATGAACTTTCTGCACATGCTAACAATTTAAAAAAGACTTCCCGTTCTGTATTCATTTAATCCCCCACCAGCTTACTTTCTTCCTCAATCAAAAAACTAGCGACACTTCCCGAAAGACGCGCCAGTAGGCTCGCCAGTGCGGATATATCAGCATCTGTAATTTTGTTCGGGTATACCTCAAGAAGGCGGCAAATAATTTCTGTCTGGTGCGCACGTTCAGCGGCTTCGTGTAATGTAATTTCCTGCATTAATGCACCTCTTTTAATTCATACACTGCTGAAATAATGACTTGTGATAAGCCATATTCTGATGATTCGCTTCTCACCGCAGCAATAGCCGTCTGAACATTAACAGCCTTCACATTCTGAGCGATACCAATTGTGTGGCCTATTGGGTTAACAGCTCGGGCAAATACACGGAAGGTTTTAAGCATGACTCACTCCCTGGCGGATTTTTGCAGCGAATACAGCAACACAACCGGACGGGCAACGGCTACGCGCTTCGCGTTCCGTCCAGGCGGTTACGTGGATGATTTGAGATTCTCCGGCACTCAGTGCCAGAAAACGCCACACAAAGGCCGTTTGTGTGTGTACAAGGTGTGGTATATGATTTACAGCAACCATAACGGCTCCTAGTTTACGTTGTTGGTTAGACGCCCCGTATGTGTTCCCAGCACTGCGGGGCGTTGCTCTTTGTATTTCAACAATCCTTTCGGTGTGTTTCATGTTATGAGCGCATGAAACACACGTCAAGGCTTTTTGTATTTCTTTTTTTGTGTATACTGAAACACACCGATGATTAGGAGTTTCAGAAATGGCAACGGCTAACAAAAACGCAAAATCACAACTGACAACTGTCAGAGTCCCACTAGATGTTATGCAAGGGATGGAATCCGTTAAGCTGGACGGTGAAAGCAATGCCGGATTTATCGTAACCGCCATGCGCGGAGAAATAGCCCGCCGCCAAGCAGAAGGCAGCGGAGAAAATCCCCTTGTGTCGTCACTGGATGCCCTGGCTAAGGTCGAACAAATCGGCATCAAAGCAGCCGAGGAGATCGGGCAACTCGTCACCGTCGCGCGTGAAGAACTCCAGCGACGCAAGGTCAAAGAGCATGAATAGCCAATATCAGCGCCATAGTTTGAGGAACGCAGGCGCATTGCTTTACAGGACAGCACCATGAGCGACACAGAATCAACCAAAACACCATCACCAACTCGTAAGAGACGACGCAAAAATATAGCGCATGAACATGAATCAGAAAGATTCGCACCTTGTTCGTTTGCTCTTGAGAAATTCCTTAAAGAGCACAGGAAAAAGCTCTCGTTGCAAACCTTGGAACGAACCAAATCTGACTGATCACATTGCCCACCAGCCGCAAATGTGGCATTGTTGGTGATGCTTTTGTTTTCCCTTGTTCCCACTGGCGACCCTTTTGCGGTCGCCTTTGTTTTGTCACTGAATGCGGTTACCAAAGTAAAACTCAGGCTGATATTCACGTATCAGCGTTTTTTCTTCTTCCTCCAGCTCACGCTTTTTGCGCTTACATGCCTGTAGCTCCCTCCCCTTCTCGCTGGCACTTATTTGATATTGCTCTTTACGGCGGGAAAAATCCTGTAATGCACCCCACGGGATACCATAAGTCCCCGTTTTTCTGATACCTGGTATCACATTTCTGAATACCCAGTTACTGAAACGATGAGCAAATGTGCCAGGCGTCGTTGCTTTGCGGCTGCGGGCTATTAGTTTGTAGAAACCTGACTCAGAGATAATTCTCATATTCTGATTTCCTCCTGGGGTGTAAGTTAAATTTACTCCCTTTTCATCATCATCAAGCATCTGCAACGCCGTACGCGAATTGGTTAGTTCCAGCGCAGCACAAACATCTTTTGCAACAAACCACGGATCGCCGTTCAGATACACCACACGAACGTTCACACTATCAAAGCGCAGAACGACGAGATCACGAATATCGCAGAATTTTTTCACTGGACGAGCGTACCCCTTGCCCGTCACGGCAATATTTTTATTCATCGCGTTTTTACCTTATAGACAAAAAACCCCTCGTGATGAGGGGCATTATTTACTGGTTATTGCTGTTTTGTTTTTCCAGGTTTCCATCCAGGATGCCACTCACCACGGATCCATGCCTGAACCTCTGAAAGTCGATACCCTGCAGCACGTTCACCGATCTTGATACGTCGCGGGAATTTACCTGCCTGCTCCATTTTCCAGCGTGTTGAGTTTGCCAGCGTGGTAAGTGCTATGCACTCTTTTTCACGAATGAACCGATCAATGTCCTTCATTGTGCGCAAATCGTTTTCATCAACAAGAGAATAAATTGCCATATCACACCACCTCTTTATTAAGCTCGATAACGTTGTTGTTAAATCCTGCTATCGTATTAAGGTAATTAACCCACATATTAAGCACCTCAAGTTTTTTCTTTATATGCCTGCTTTTATTGTAAACACCAGCAACCCCTTTCACTTTATGACCTAAAAGAAGTTCGACAATATAAGGATCCGCCCCCATATCATTAAGCGTAGTGGAAAATGTGCGCCTGAAATCATGTATGCACCACAAGCCATTAGTATCATGACCAAGACGCCTGCATATTCTGTTTGCAGCCCCTGTTATTGTCGCCCTTTGCAAAGCACAACCGACAACATAACCGCGATTTTTTGTTTCTGCGTAAAGATTAACGATCCATTGTTTTATTCCGTCAGGAACAGGCCTTACTATAGCCTCCTTGTTTTTGCTGTGCTCTTTTGGGACTGTCCATACCCAGTTTTTTAAATCCCATTCGTCCCAGGTGGATAGCCTCGCCTCCTGCTGTCGGCAACCAAACACCAGGCAGATAACCATTATTCTTCGGTTATATATTGATGACAGAGTTAGCAAATTATTACCGTAAGCATAAGACCATACATCAGCGGTTTCATTGATATTAAGAACGCGATCCCTTATACCGGATGAGCGCCCGACATAACTTACGTTAATATCTCCAAAGGGATCGCACGCGATGTATTGCCTGACGCGACAAAAACGCAACGCCTGTTTGATATCAAGAAAAATTGCACCAGACATAACAGGCGCATTTTTTTTGATCCTGTCAAAGACGGTAAGCCATGTGTGTAATTTGCACTGTTCTATAGCCATATCACCGATATAGGGGAAGATATGCTTTTCAAATCGTTTTATTAAATATTCATGCTCTTTTCTGGCTGTTGTGGCGTGATTGTCGTACCAGTAAAACAGCGCATCCCTTACGGTCACTGGTTGCATAGTTTTTTCGGCAGCAAGTTTTATTTGCCTGCGGGGGTCCAGATTTTCAGCCAGCCATTCACGGCACTGATCACGCATGCGCCTGGCCGTTGCAAGAGACATGTCAGGATAGCGACCAAGTGTAAGCCATACCGGAGGGGATTCCCTGCCACCAAGACGATAGTAAAAAACAAAGCTGATCCCCCCAACCATGCTTACACGCACAGACAACCCGCGCCCATCCGCTATTGTTTTTTGTTTGTCCTGCCGTTTTCCGACAAGACTCTTTAACAGTTTGTCACTGAGTTTGTTTTCAATAGCCATTAAAAGCCCTCAAGAGATTTGCAATACACACCCATCCCGATCGCCAATTTGCAATACACATTGCAATACACAAAACCGCGAAAAACTGGAAGGGTGATGAACGGTCATCAAAAGCATGGAAAACGACATTCCAGACGCAGCAAGGGTTTCAGTGGAGTTGGCGAACGATGCGGGCAACTACGGTGAGATGATAGACATAAATCGCCTTCACAATGGCGCTCTGCAGCTGCGTGTTCTGCAGCGTGTCGAGCATCTTCATCTGCTCCATCACGCTGTAAAACACATTTGCACCGCGGGTCTGCCCGTCCTCCACGGGTTCAAAAACGTGAATGAACGAGGCGCGCCCGCCGGGTAACTCACGGGGTATCCATGTCCATTTCTGCGGCATCCAGCCAGGATAGCCGTCCTCGCTGACGTAATATCCCAGCGCCGCACCGCTGTCATTAATCTGCACACCGGCACGGCAGTTCCGGCTGTCGCCGGTATTGTTCGGGTTGCTGATGCGCTTCGGGCTTACCATCCGGAACTGTGTCCGGAAAAGCCGCGACGGACTGGTATCCCAGGTGGCCTGAACGAACAGTTCACCGTTAAAGGCGTGCATGGCCACACCTTCCCGAATCATCATGGTAAACGTGCGTTTTCGCTCAACGTCAATGCAGCAGCAGTCATCCTCGGCAAACTCTTTCCATGCCGCTTCAACCTCGCGGGAAAAGGCACGGGCTTCTTCCTCCCCGATGCCCAGATAGCGCCAGCTTGGGCGATGACTGAGCCGGAAAAAAGACCCGACGATATGATCCTGATGCAACTGGATGGCGTTGGCGGCATAGCCGTTATTGCGTACCAGATCGTCTGCGCGGGCATTGCCACGGGTAAAGTTGGGCAGCAGGGCTGCATCCACACTTTCACTCGGTGGGTTCCACGCCCGCAACTGCCCACCAAATCCGCTGCCACCGCCGTGATAACCGGCATATTCACGCAGCGATGTCATGCCGTCCGGCCCCAGAAGGGTGGGAATGGTGGACGTTTTCATACATAAAATCCTGCAGGTCCCCTGCGTCGCTGTGTCATGCCGGTCTGCACTTCCAGCTCCGCAATGTATTTTTTCAGGTCAGACACGGAAGTGGCCGTAAACTCCACTCGCCGTCCGTCTTTCTGTACCGTTGCCACCCGTTTACCTGTCATCAGGTCATGCAGTGCCGCACGGGCAGCGGCAAGTTCTTCCTGTCGCGTCATTCATCCTCTCCGGATAAGGCACGGGCGTAATCTGCCAGTGTTTTCTTGTTGGTTGCTGCACCCTCCTCTTCCTGCAGGCTCGCCAGCAGTGCACTGAGATCCAGCTGCCAGCGGGAAATACTGATGCGCAGCGCCGCCAGCGCATAAACGAAGCAGTCGAGCGCCTCATTGCGTCGCTTTTTGCTGTCCCACAGTATTTTTTTCCTGCCATCCACCCATTTTTCGACCTGCTCTTCAGCAGTCAGCTGCTGCGCTTCGGTCAGATCAAAAATATCCGGGTTATTCGGGAAGTGAACGGCACCGGGAAGCGGTTCATCCCCTTCCGGCGTCAGTGTGAAGCGGTTATAAATCTGCTCTTTCGCGGTATCCGTACCAATTTCGGTAAGGTAAACCCCGTTTTTGTTTCGCTTACGTGGCATGCTGGCCACAGGCTTTCCGTAGACGGATGCCCCTTTAATGGGGATCACCCGGAACAGCCCATGCTTTTTCGAGCGTTCATACACAATGGTCGGGTCAATCCCGCCAGTATCCCAGCAGATACGGGATACCGACATTTCTGCACCATTCCGGCGGGTATAGGTTTTATTGATGGCCTCATCCACACGCAGCAGCGTCTGTTCATCGTCGTGGCGGCCCATAATAATCTGCCGGTCAATCAGCCAGCTTTCCTCACCCGGCCCCCATCCCCATACGCGCATTTCGTAGCGGTCCAGCTGGGAGTCGATACCGGCGGTCAGGTAAGCCACACGGTCAGGAACGGGCGCTGAATAATGCTCTTTCCGCTCCGCCATCACCTCAGCATCCGGACGTTCGCCAATTTTCGCTTCCCATGTCTCACCGAGCGTGGTGTTCACGAAGGTTTTACGTTTTCCCGTATCCCCTTTCGTCTTCATCCAGTCTTTGACAATCTGCACCCAGGTGGTGAACGGGCTGTACGCCGTCCAGATGTGAAAGGTCACACTGTCCGGCGGCTCAATCTCTTCACCGGATGACGAAAACCAGAGAATGCCATCACGGGTCCAGATCCCGGTCTTTTCGCAGATATAACGGGCATCAGTAAAGTCCAGCTCCTGCTGGCGGATGACGCAGGCATTATGCTCGCAGAGATAAAACACGCTGGAGGGGTCATCCGGCGTCCATTTGAGGCCAAACGGCGTCTCTTTGTCGCCAAATTTAAGATACTGCTCCTCCCCGCAGTGCGGGCAGGCAACATGAAAACGCATAAAATGCGGGGATTCACTGGCTGCACGCTCAATCTGGCAGGTGCCTCTCACTTTGGGCGTGGAGCCACGGATGGACTTTGGCCAGACCGAGCCTTCAATACGTTTGTCGCCAAGGAACGTCGGAGAGCCTTCCTGTTCAATATCCTCATCAAAGGCAGCAAGTTCATCATAACCCGCCACATCCACCGACTTTTCACGGTAGTTTTTTGCCGCTTTACCGCCCAGGCACCAGAAGCCACGACCATTGGAAAAACGCTTCATAGTGAGCGTGTTATCCCGGTGCTTTTTGCCATACCACGGAGCCAGCGCCAGCAGCGACGGAATATCGCGGATGGTCGGCTCAACGTGGGTTTTCATAAAGTTCTCGGCATCACCATCCGTCGGCAACCAGATAAGGGTGTTGCGCTGCTTATGCTCTATAAAGTAGGCATAAACACCCAGCAGCATTTTGGAATAACCGACACGGGCAGACTTCACCACATTCACCTCACGGATGTAGTCGCTGCCCATCGCATTCATGATGGCCCGCTGAAAGGGCAGTGTTTCCCAGCGCCCTTCCTGGTATGCGGATTCTTTTGGGAGATAGTAACTGGCATCCGCCCATTCAACGGCGGTCTGTGGCTCCGGCCTGAACAGTGAGCGAAGCCCGGCGCGGACAAAATGCCGCAGCCTGTTAACCTGACTGTTCGATATATTCACTCAGCAACCCCGGTATCAGTTCATCCAGCGCGGCTGCTTTGTTCATGGCTTTGATGATATCCCGTTTCAGGAAATCAACATGTCGGTTTTCCAGTTCCGGAAAACGCCGCTGCACCGACAGGGGGATCCCGTCGAGAATACTGGCAATTTCACCTGCGATCCGCGACAGCACGAAAGTACAGAATGCGGTTTCCACCACTTCAGCGGAGTCTCTGGCATTTTTCAGCTCCTGTGCGTCGGCCTGCGCACGCGTAAGTCGATGGCGTTCGTACTCAATAGTCCCTGGCTGGAGATCTGTCTCGCTGGCCTGCCGCAGTTCTTCAACTTCCCGGCGCAGTTTTTCGTTCTCAATTTCAGCATCCCTTTCGGCATACCATTTTATGACGGCGGCAGAGTCATAAAGCACCTCATTACCCTTGCCACCGCCTCGCAGAACGGGCATTCCCTGTTCCTGCCAGTTCTGAATGGTACGGATACTCGCACCGAAAATGTCAGCCAGCTGCTTTTTGTTGACTTCCATTGTTCATTCCACGGACAAAAACAGAGAAAGGAAACGACAGAGGCCAAAAAGCTCGCTTTCAGCACCTGTCGTTTCCTTTCTTTTCAGAGGGTATTTTAAATAAAAACATTAAGTTATGACGAAGAAGAACGGAAACGCCTTAAACCGGAAAATTTTCATAAATAGCGAAAACCCGCGAGGTCGCCGCCCCGTAACCTGTCGGATCGCCGGAAAGGACCCGCAAAATGATAATAATTATCATCTACATGTCACAACGTGCATCTACGCCATCAAACCACGTCAAATAATCAATTATGACGCAGGTATCGTATTAATTGATCCGCATCAACTTAACGTAAAAACAACTTCAGACAATACAAATCAGCGACACTGAATACGGGGCAACCTCATGTCAACGAAGAACAGAACCCGCAGAACAACAACCCGCAACATCCGCTTTCCTAACCAAATGATTGAACAAATTAACATCGCTCTTGATCAAAAAGGGTCCGGGAATTTCTCAGCCTGGGTCATTGAAGCCTGCCGTCGGAGGCTAACGTCAGAAAAGAGAGCATATACATCAATTAAAAGTGATGAAGAATGAACATCCCGCGTTCTTCCCTCCGAACAGGACGATATTGTAAATTCACTTAATTACGAGGGCATTGCAGTAATTGAGTTGCAGTTTTACCACTTTCCTGACAGTGACAGACTGCGTGTTGGCTCTGTCACAGGTTAAGTAGTTTGAATGATTAGCAGTTATGGTGATCAGTCAACCACCAGGGAATAATCCTTCATATTATTATCGTGCTTCACCAACGCTGCCTCAATTGCCCTGAATGCTTCCAGAGACACCTTATGTTCTATACATGCAATTACAACATCAGGGTAACTCATAGAAATGGTGCTATTAAGCATATTTTTTACACGAATCAGATCCACGGAGGGATCATCAGCAGATTGTTCTTTATTCATTTTGTCGCTCCATGCGCTTGCTCTTCATCTAGCGGTTAAAATATTACTTCAAATCTTTCTGTATGAAGATTTGAGCACGTTGGCCTTACATACATCTGTCGGTTGTATTTCCCTCCAGAATGCCAGCAGGACCGCACTTTGTTACACAACCAATACTATTAATTGAAAACATTCCTAATATTTGACATAAATCATCAACAAAACACAAAGAGGTCAGACCAGATTGAAACGATAAAAACGATAATGCAAACTACGCGCCCTCGTATCACATGGAAGGTTTTACCAATGGCTCAGGTTGCCATTTTTAAAGAAATATTCGATCAAGTGCGAAAAGATTTAAACTGTGAATTGTTTTATTCTGAACTAAAACGTCACAATGTCTCACATTATATTTACTATCTAGCCACAGATAATATTCACATTGTGTTAGAAAACGATAACACTGTGTTAATAAAAGGACTTAAAAAGGTTGTAAATGTTAAATTCTCAAGAAATACGCATCTTATAGAAACGTCCTTTGATAGGTTGAAATCAAGAGAAATCACATTTCAGCAATACAGGGAAAATCTTGCTAAAGCAGGAGTTTTCCGATGGGTTACAAATATCCACGAACATAAAAGATATTACTATACCTTTGATAATTCATTACTATTTACTGAGAGCATTCAGAACACTACACAAATCTTTCCACGCTAAATCATAACGTCCGGTTTCTTCCGTGTCAGCACCGGGGCGTTGGCATAATGCAATACGTGTACGCGCTAAACCCTGTGTGCATCGTTTTTAATTATTCCCGGACACTCCCGCAGAGAAGTTCCCCGTCAGGGCTGTGGACATAGTTAATCCGGGAATACAATGACGATTCATCGCACCTGACATACATTAATAAATATTAACAATATGAAATTTCAACTCATTGTTTAGGGTTTGTTTAATTTTCTACACATACGATTCTGCGAACTTCAAAAAGCATCGGGAATAACACCATGAAAAAAATGCTACTCGCTACTGCGCTGGCCCTGCTTATTACAGGATGTGCTCAACAGACGTTTACTGTTCAAAACAAACAGACAGCAGTAGCACCAAAGGAAACCATCACCCATCATTTCTTCGTTTCTGGAATTGGGCAGAAGAAAACTGTCGATGCAGCCAAAATTTGTGGCGGCGCAGAAAATGTTGTTAAAACAGAAACCCAGCAAACATTCGTAAATGGATTGCTCGGTTTTATTACTTTAGGCATTTATACTCCGCTGGAAGCGCGTGTGTATTGCTCAAAATAATTGCATGAGTTGCCCATCGATATGGTCAGCTCTATCTGCACTGCTCATTAATATACTTCTGGGTTCCTTCCAGTTGTTTTTGCATAGTGATCAGCCTCTCTCTGAGGGTGAAATAATCCCGTTCAGCGGTGTCTGCCAGTCGGGGGGAGGCTGCATTATCCACGCCGGAGGCGGTGGTGGCTTCACGCACTGACTGACAGACTGCTTTGATGTGCAACCGACGACGACCAGCGGCAACATCATCACGCAGAGCATCATTTTCAGCTTTCGCATCAGCTAACTCCTTCGTGTATTTTGCATCGAGCGCAGCAACATCACGCTGACGCATCTGCATGTCAGTAATTGCCGCGTTCGCCAGCTTCAGTTCTCTGGCATTTTTGTCGCGCTGGGCTTTGTAGGTAATGGCGTTATCACGGTAATGATTAACAGCCCATGACAGGCAGACGATGATGCAGATAACCAGAGCGGAGATAATCGCGGTTACTCTGTTCATTGCTGACCCCACAAACAGATTTCACGCTCAATCTCACGACGAGTCATGAGACCTTTCCATTGCTTACCGCCAGCATATGTCCAGCGACGTAGCTGATCACATGCGCCTTTGATATCGCCCTGGTTTATTTTGCGAAGAAGCGTCGATGTTCTGAAATTGCCAGCACCCACGTTGTAAACGAATGAGTAAAGAGCGCCGCGCATTGTTTCCGGTATATCGACTTTGATGTACGGGTTAATTTGTCTGGCGACCGTGGCAAGGTCTTTATTCAGGAGGGCTTTGCATTCTGCTTTGGTATACGTTTTACCGAGCATGATGTCTTTTCCTGTATGCCCGTGACATACAGTCCATACACCAACAATATCTTTGTATGGTATGTAGCTGACACCTTCCAGACCATCGTTACCACTTGGGCCAGTGATTAACACTGATGCTATAGCAATTGCTCCGCCACCAATAGCAGCAGCAACGGCTTTTCGTAATGATGGAGGCATTATTCACCTCTCGCAGCCTTGCGCTTATCTTCTTTAATCTTGAAATAAAGGTTTGTCAGGTACGTCAGCAGGCCAAATACCAGGCTACCCAGCACACCTATTGCTGCCCACTGTGAGGGCGTGACTTTATCGAGCAGCTGTAAAAACCAGTAACCGGCACTACCTGCTGAGGTGCCATAGGCGACACCCGTTGTTAACTTATCCATGGATTTCATAACCCCACCTCGCAGACAAAGCGGGTGTAAATTGAGGGAATACTACGAAACGTAACAGACTCGGAGTCAGTGAATAACTCAGGTATTGGGTTATCAGCTAATATCGAGACTCAAAAAATGGAAAAACCCGCTCGACGGCGGGTTTAAGCTGTGTGACGAAGTAACCACTCTTAACAGCATAACCAATTTTTTACGTACGTAAACCACTAAATGATATTTGCGAGAATGCTACCGAGTATTGAAAACACCACTACAAATACATAAGCAAATCTCAACAAATAACCAACAAATAATTTCCAGTGTTATTTTTAGCCGATTTAAATTGAACCTTCAAATTATAGAGCACTTATAAATAACAGCCGTTAATATAAATTGGCTAATAGATTTATTTTTATTCAGCCAAGAGCTATAAATAGGATTCGATAGAAAAAAGTTCAGATAAAAATAGAGATCTACTTCACAAATCAAACGAGAAACCAAAACTTACATCTTGAAATAATCACATTGATTAGATGAATATTTATCGCGCAGTGACATCATTTTTTAATAATAGTTCAAAAAAAAGGGCTCACGATGAAAAAATTAACAGTGGCAATTTCTGCTGTAGCTGCATCAGTACTGATGGCGATGTCTGCTCAGGCAGCTGAAATTTATAATAAAGACAGTAACAAGCTGGATCTGTACGGGAAAGTTAATGCTAAGCACTACTTCTCCTCTAATGATGCAGATGATGGTGATACTACTTATGCCCGTCTTGGCTTCAAAGGTGAAACCCAAATCAACGATCAGCTGACTGGTTTCGGTCAGTGGGAATATGAATTCAAAGGCAACCGCGCTGAATCTCAAGGTTCCTCCAAAGACAAAACCCGTCTTGCATTTGCAGGCCTGAAATTCGGTGACTACGGCTCAATCGATTACGGCCGTAACTACGGTGTAGCATACGACATCGGTGCGTGGACTGACGTTCTGCCAGAATTCGGTGGCGATACCTGGACCCAAACAGATGTGTTCATGACTGGTCGTACCACTGGTGTTGCAACCTATCGTAACAACGACTTCTTTGGTCTGGTTGATGGTCTGAACTTTGCTGCTCAGTACCAAGGCAAAAACGATCGTAGCGATTTCGATAACTACACTGAAGGTAACGGTGATGGCTTCGGTTTCTCTGCTACCTATGAATACGAAGGATTCGGTATCGGTGCAACTTATGCGAAATCTGATCGTACCGACACTCAAGTTAATGCAGGGAAAGTTCTTCCTGAAGTATTTGCTTCCGGTAAAAATGCAGAAGTTTGGGCCGCAGGTCTGAAATATGACGCTAACAACATTTACCTGGCCACTACCTATTCTGAAACCCAGAATATGACTGTATTTGCTGATCACTTCGTTGCTAATAAAGCTCAAAACTTCGAAGCTGTTGCACAATATCAGTTCGATTTCGGTCTGCGTCCGTCCGTTGCTTACCTGCAATCTAAAGGTAAGGATCTTGGAGTATGGGGCGATCAGGACTTAGTCAAATATGTTGATGTAGGTGCAACCTATTACTTCAACAAAAATATGTCTACTTTCGTTGATTACAAAATCAACCTGCTTGACAAAAATGACTTCACTAAAGCACTCGGTGTAAGCACTGATGACATCGTTGCTGTAGGTCTGGTTTACCAGTTCTAATCTGATTACGAAAAAGATATGTTGCGGGAGGCTTTGCCTCCCCAACATATAAGTGGCTCCCTCAAGCCACTTCCTTTAGGAGCACAACCTTGCTTCTAACTATATAAACCTTCTGTTATATATTACCCTTTATTTTTGGGGGCGTTGCAACGCCCCATTTTTAATAACTTTTAGTAAACAACTGGCATATTAATTAGAGTTATTAACAACGATATCCATCTCTAACCGGATATCTAATGCCATTAACATCCCTTCAATTATACCCTCAGCCTTCTGTAACCTTTTCCCGATATAACCATCAGAGCAGCAATGCTTACCTGCCAGTGACATGAATGTCATACCGACTACATAATAATCTACTAATAAATCGTGCAAATCGCTGTTGTTCTTTTTCAGACGGGCCATGCACCCGCAAATGATCATCGCGTCATCGTCACAACATTGCGGGCGAGATTTTACTTTTGAAGTAATTAATCCCTTAAAACCGGCGGCAATGGACGACCAGGTCACATCTTCATGATTATTAGCCGCCCACGCTCCCCAACGCTCAAGAACCATCTGAATATCACGCATCAACTTACTCCACAAAAATCAGACCAGAACGCCAATTACAAGCAAAAATCAACAAAATAGTATTAGTTGATTGTTATCTCTGACTTCATACTCCTGCTCCTGTCAGGGTTTTGGCGTAATTCTTCAGTATCCGGTAATCGGTCAAAACAGAACCAGGAAAACGATATAAGCGCAGGCGCACCCAGCGGCGGCGAAGACGCTCTGCCATATAAGACTCAAACATCATTCATTCCCCATTTCGGTGATGGTCAGTTCCAGCCTCCCACCTTTGGTAACAGGCATCTTCACAACGCGGTAATCAACGACCTGAGCATCATCCAGCCAGAAACCTGCTTTGGTGAGTGCGTCAAAAGCGGCCTTTTGCAGATTATCCAGGTCACGGCGACGGCGATCCGGCATGTGGCACTCAATACGGATTTTCACTGGCATAGCCAGGCCGATATCCAGCATTGCGTTTTTAATGATTCGGGTGACGTTATCGCGGTATGCCTGCCCTTCTGCGCTGATGTGTGTGCGCCCGCGATTATGGCGGTAATAGCGGTTATTGCTCGGAGGCCAGGGTAGTGTGATGTGGTAAGTATTCACGCCTTGATTACCCCCTCTTTCAGCCAGATAACCTGCGTTCTCGCCATACCTTCCAGCGCGCATTCTTTTGCGTACTCAGCATCGACAAAATGCGTGCGGCGGTCGATTTCGTCGTGACAGGCAGAACAGGCAATGGTGGCAATAAGGTCTGGCGGTTTAATACCGGTGCCGCACAATCCAGCCAGCCGGATATGTGCCAGTACAGACGTTTCAGGGTTGCCATTACATACGCCAGTGATTCTTACCTGGCATTCCCGACCACGCGCTGCTTTTCTCAAATCAGCCATGATTCCTCCTTGCTGCCAGTCGCAACCATTTTTTATCAACCAGGCTAGCGGTATATCCGAGCAGTGTTGGTATTTCGGATGGCTTCAGCTCAGGCTTACGCTTACGACGATTTGGTACTCTGTAGATGTGTCCGTTCATGACACGAATAAGCGGTGTAGCCATTACGCCTCCTGCTTGTCGCGCAGCAGCTGGAACTCGCAGCTCTGCGGAATAGTCAGGTGGCAGCCAATATTCATCGCCCAGGCTTCAACCTTACACAGGAAGACATACATCTCTCCGGTATCAAGATCGGAAGTATGGCGTAACGACTGGATAGTAGTGATTTCGCCGGTTACGACATCAACCAGGTCCTTGGTTTCATAACCGAGGTATGTGTGTTTGAGAGCATCTTTTACCCAAGCTGGAGTGGCGAACGTTTTACCCCTGCTGATGAGGTATTCACTGATTTCGCTGTACCACATGTGGCTGAGTGCATTCTGGGAAAGACTGCGTTTCTCACGCCACGGTTTAAGCACCATGCGAAAGCATTTCCCTTCCTCCAGATAAGGCTGGATCTGCTGGCCGATAGCGGTGAAGTTACCACGATGCAATTTGATGCCGTCTTGTGGGAGGTTCACGCTTCACCTCCGCAGAGGTCAAACGCTGGATGCAAAAAATCGCAGGTGCATCTCTGCATCTGTGAAGGGAGAAGAGAGTTTGGATTGTATGTGCGCATAAACGTCCCCGTTTAGCGCAGAAGTCACCGGAGTTGTTCAAGCTCCAATGGCATGATTATGGCTGGTTGATTATTGGAAATCAAATGTGCTGAAAATTAGTCTGCCAAGTCTTCCTCAGTCGCAACTGGGTAATTCCAAATATCAAAAAAAGCTATAGCCTCCTGCCATTTGCTCCATAAGTTATCAAGTACTTGTGTAGGTTCCGTACTTTTAAAAACAGAATCAGCCGCATCACCGTTATGAACTTCCTCGTACAGTTCCATTATTAGCAGATTAACAAAGTACTGTTTCAACATTAATGCCTGATTACCTTCTTTCTGCTGGCTATCCTGCTTGATGAGCTCCATCGCCCGTACTAGGCACCTGATGATATCCGCTGCATCATTAACGCTCCATTCAGATCCGCGCTTATCTTTAGCTGATGAATTGGCTCTCTCAGCGCAAGCCTTTAAAGACTCATAAAGGTAAACTCTATTTTGTAGCTGCAGCGCTTTTTTTGACGTGCACCAACTTGCAAGCGCCGACCCCGCTGCGGCTAATGTGCCAAACGCAGAAATGCCTGCTGCTATTGCACTTAAGTCGGCACTGTCAAAGTTCCACATCATCGTTACACCTTATATAAACACCCCTCAGTAATATCCAATAAGGTATGTGAACAATCAATATAATTTATATCCGTATCGGCACATAGCGATTTTAATGCTACTGATAATGGTATCTTTTAGATTATATCGTCCAGTTCCAGTACCCGTATTTTATGAAATGGACTCGCACATTACCAAAAAAATGCCAGCACTTCCGTCATCGCAGAATGCTGGCAGTATTTCTAACTAGTGACTTTATTGCAACAGATTCTGACGGAAATATGGTAACACACGACTCCACTTATCATCCTGCCACGGTTGGAATTTTACATGCGCCGTTTCTCTGGCAAGGATTTCTCGCGCCCTGTTGAGTATCCGAGGATATTCTTGTTCGATTGAAGTGAATCTACCTGCTTCGCGATGCTCTGCGACCTGAAGAAGGGGCGTAACGTTCTGGCAGGCGGTTAACATCGTATCACTTGCTCGCCATAACCAGGCGAGTGTGCAAAGTTCGTTATCAGTGAATTGTTTTGTGATTGGGGATTGTTGAACTTCTCGATCGAGAATATCCAGAACCCAGCGGCGGAATTCTTTGGCCACAGGAGTACGAGCAAACATGGCGATCAAATGGGCTCCGCGAAGGCTAAATACTCGAGACTCCTGCATTCCACGAGGGGTGGTCACTTTGACCACCCTTGTCATCATATCTGTGAATTCATCTGAGTGCCGAGAGTAAATGCGCTGAACTGCTTTATCGTCCGCATATTCCAGTGCTAAACCAACTTCAGTGGCAGTAAGCCAAATTCTGTTATTGTGGCAAATCGGGGTAAACGTCGTTTTGTGGAATGCTAATTGAGTAGTCATAGTATCACCTCATCAGGTTAACCATCACCACCAACGACGCCAATCGACTGGTGGTGAACTGTGTAAGGTTGGCGTAACCGGCTACTCAAACCCGGCGCTTCCGAAGAAGCCCTCACACAGCCCACCATAATTTGGGCATAGCCGTGCTTAGCGCACAAAAAAACCGCTTAACGCGGTATGCGTTGAGTAGTATCCCGGGACGCCAATCCCGTGTGCCGATTTTGCGGCAACGCACAGAATATAGCGCCGGATAAATCATGTCGTCAACCCCAGTAAATGGACACCATGATGATCACAGCCATAGCTGCTACAACAGTTACAACTACCTCAGGCCAAAACATAACGATTTCCATATCACCTTTAGCCGCCAGACGAATAGAGACTCCCAATTCTGGCTGTCGAAGTAAAACACCGAATGTAAAAAATCGTAGGTGCATTTCTGCATCTGTGAATGGAGATGAGAGTTTGGATTGTGTGTGCGCATAAACGTCCCCGTTTAGCGCAACCCCACCACCGGGTGTTCAGGCCGACAGTAACTATATTATTCCCTACTGATTTTTGAAAATCAAAGGTCTTTATACGTCACACGAGAGCAAATATTTCCGAAGAAGAAACCTTTCGCCTTGAAAGGATAAAGAGTTCATTTCATAAATTGAAATATTCAATAAGAATATTGCAAAAAATGAAATTATTTACTAGCGAGTCTATCTAACTGATAATTATGAAGATTGTAAGCGGTAGCAATCACCCGCATACACATTGAACAGGATTTAATACAAAACGTCTTAAATTGTCCGTAAGGAATAGCACGAATGACTCAAACTCCTCTATTACTTGCAATCATATTTTTATTGGTTGTTCTTGTTCTTTATATAGCTGCAATCAAACGCATCAAAAAAATACAATTAGAATTAAGTGATAGCAATCAAAAAAATGAAGAATACAAATCTCGCTTTGCAGATTATTTTAATGTAGAAGAAGAATGTAAGAAGCTTATTGAGAAAACAGAGCAAGAATGCTCCATAATAAAAGAAGAATCCCTAAAAGTAAAAGAAAATGCCAATAATGAACTAACAAACACCATTGAAAAAATGGATGGTATCAATAAACAAATCCAAGAGCTAAGAAGAACTTATAAAGAGAAGAAAGAAATATATGATAAACTAGTAAGGCAAATTTCTATTTATTCAGAAGATGTTGAGCTAGCCGAACTAGGATTTTACGAACCTCATTTTAATTTTGAAGATTCAGAGCAATTTAAAAACAAAATAAAATCCATCAGGGATGAACAGAAATTAATGCTGCGGGATAAAACCCACTCTGGCGCAGTATATTGTACAACCCAATGGACTGTTGAAGGCTCTCGAGCAGAGGGTAAAAAAATGACAGACAGAAATATCAGGCTAACTACTAGAGCATTTAATAATGAATGTGATGCTGCAATTAGCAATTGCACGTGGAAAAACATCACTAAAATGGAAGAACGCATCACAAAGGCATTTGAGGCCATAAATAAACTAAACGAGCAAAATCACATATATATAAACACTAAATACCTCAATAAAAAACTTGAGGAATTGTGGCTTACCCATGAATATCGTGAGCAAAAACAGAAAGAAAAAGAAGAACAGGCAGAAATAAGGGCACAAATGAGAGAGGAGGAGCGTGCACAACGAGAAATAGAAAAGGCCATGCAAGACGCAGAGGCAGAAGAGCGCCGTTATAAAAAAGCAATTGAAGCTGCAAGAAAGGAAATGGAAAAAGTTACTGGTGACATGAAGCAGCGCCTCGAAAATCGCATTGCCGAACTAGAACAGAGTTTGTCGCAGGCTGAATCAAAGCATCAAAGAGCATTATCCATGGCACAACAAACCAAACAAGGTCATGTTTATATTATTTCGAACATAGGTTCTTTTGGGGAGAATGTTTATAAAATAGGCATGACACGACGTCTTGATCCGCAAGACCGTGTAAATGAGCTCGGTGATGCATCTGTTCCTTTTATTTTTGATGTACATGCCATGATTTATTCGGAGGACGCTCCATCATTAGAAAAAAAACTACATGATGTCTTCGATAAAAAGAGAGTCAATCTTGTAAATCGTAGAAAAGAGTTTTTCTATGTTACTCTGGATGAGATCAAAGAAGCTGTTAAAAAACACTCTGATTCAGAAATTGAATTTATTGAGACAGCAGTCGCAAAAGACTTTAATGAGTCATTGGCTATTCGTAATCATGAAAATAAAAAAAGTGACAACAGCAACTCATCAATTATACCTGAGCGAAAAACCCCAGAGTTTGCAGATGCAATTTAATTAATTTGTAGTAGCAATAAAGCAGGCATCGTTGAGAATATTTTGTCAGCGATGCTTACTTCTCTAACAAAAACGGTGATTACCAACGAACTAACGGACTTCAGGTAATCATAAGACAAATGGAACGACTCTCCGGTGATTAGATCCCTGCAATAACAGTAATTTTCTACTAACTGAAAAATCTTTAACTGCCGCTCCTATTTCTAAGCTGACTGCTAGATTACATGGTGTGTTACCGATGAAAACCGTCACAGCAAGTTTAAGTTCATATCTCCATACACTGCCAACACTCGTTTCATCGCGGCACTCTGGCGACACTCCTTGAAAATCAGATTCGTGCTCACCTTTCCTTCCCGTTCTTCCCTGGTAGCGAACCGGTAATACACCGTTCGCCAGACCTTACCATCAACGACCAAGATTCCTGCCCGTGCCATTTTAGCCGCAGCCTGATTTATACTGGTTACTGTTGCGCCTGTTACCGCAGCAACGTCCTGCGCACAGAAGCTCTTATGCGTCCCCAGGTAATGAATAATTGCCTCTTTGCCCGTCATACAGTTGCTCCTTTCAGTCCGAACTTCGCTTTGATTTCTGCGATCTTCGCCAGAGCCTGTGCACGATTTAGAGGTCTACCGCCCATGACAGGAAGTTGTTTTACTGGTTCAGGTATCGCCTCACCACGGTTAATTCGCGCGGTCATACAAGTCAGTTCATCGGCAGCCTTGCGCCGTAATTCCGCATCAGTAAGCGCATTGGCCCGCATGTTCTGATACAGGTTGGTAACCAGCCAGTAGTGCGCGTTTGATTTCCACGGATAAGACTCTGCATCTGGATACAGGCCACGTTTCCGGCAATACTCGTAAACCATATCAACCAGCTCGCTGGCGTTTGGCAGCCCGGCGGTAACGGATGCTTCTTCCCGGCACCAGGCAACAAACTGCCCGGGTGATGGCAGGAATGGTCGATTCTGCCGACGGGCTACGCGCATTCCTGCGTCAACCTGTTCCATCGTGGTGATCCCGTTTTCCCGGAAAGCCAGAACCCACTGGCGGCGGATTTCGTTCAGTTCGTTCTGGTCCCGGTTAGCCAGGCTCGCCGGGAAAGTTGCCAGTAACTGGCTGAACACACCATTGATGATCTGCGCTACCTGTTGTACCTGCGGCTTTTCGTCGTACTGTTCCGGCATGTTGTTGGCGATCCGGCGCATCTGCTCACGGTCAAAGTTAACCATCTGTGCGGCGATGTTTTTCATAAATCCACCCCGTAAATCCAGTCAGTGTTTGTCAGGTCGAGTTTTGATTTTCCGGCTATCACGCCAGCCTGTTGCTTGTTACGGTTGATTTCGAGTTGGGTCCACTTGTCGCGGAGTTTGGCCGGACTTAGCACGTTACCGGACCAGAAGTTGTCCTGGCATGCCCAGCGGAACAGCACGCACATGTCGCGGTGGTTACGGCCGTCACGTTCACGCATCAGGCGGATATCGTTAGCCCACCCTGCAAAATTCGGTTTTCTGGCTGATGGCGCGATGGTCTTCACCATGTCAAACATCCACTCTGCGGCGGTCAGGTCTTCTGCTGTCCCCCACCTGCTGCCGCTCTGAATTGCAGCATCTGGTTTCTCCACAGGAAGATCGTTTTCTGGTTGGTCAGAGGATTCGCCAGAATTCTCGGACGAAAAAGGTTTTATATTGTCTTTTGTTAGTTTGTCTTTTGTGTTTACCTGATTCGGGTAAGTGCCTTTACCTGATTTGGGTAAACTTTTCTTACCTGATTCAGGTAAATTTACCTCTTTCAGGTAAACTTTATTTTTCTTACCTGATTCGGGTAATGTTGACCATTCACTGACCACATTATTAATGCCGATATTCCGCCCGCTCTGAATAAAAATCCCACGCTTTACCAGAACACTTTTTGCAGCAGAACACTTGTGCGGCAATATCCCGGTCAACTCGGAAAGTTGCTCGTTGCTCACCCAATCCAGTTTTTTATTAAAGCCATATGTTTTGCGCATGACAGCCAGGAAGACCAGAAGCTGGTGCTGTGTTAATCCGGCCAGCATCACAGCTTCCAGCAACTCATTTGCAATGCGCGTATAACCATCATCGAGATCTGCCACGCGCGGCTCCTTTTGTGCCGCATCCGGCACTGGAAAATTGAATATCTCAGCAGTGTTTGCCATAATTCCTCCCGCAATGAGTGTGTTACGATTTGCACCTGAAAGTCGGTTCTGTTCCCGCAGACCGACTTTCGCCATTTCTGAACCTGTCATATTGCCCCCAGCATGGTGGTCACCATCGCCATTAATGGACCAGCCAGATCCGGGTCCACACGAAACATCGACACAATACCTTCACTCATTTCCTTCAGTTTCTGGTGGCGTGGTGCGTTGAGAATGACAGCCTGTTTTGCCTCACTGAGTTCCTTTTCCATTTCAGCCAACCGAGTCATGAAGCTATCCTGCTCAACCAGGTAACCGCGATATTCCAGCGGTAGTACCGCCAGAATTGCCGGGGTCAGTTCACGCACGTTATTTCGGTATTTTTCAGAATCGAATTTGTTATCGAGGAAGCGGAACAGCTTCTGGCGTGCACGGCTGACATCATCAGGGAAATCGATGGTGCCGTCGCCCTGCTCCCGATACTCATTCACAATGAGTGCGGCAACGACATCCTGATTATCTACAGCCGACCAGGCGCGGACGGCATCACGGATTTTTTCGTGGCCTGGAGCTTGTTTTGTTTGAGAACGATTTATCACCGCAGTCGGAATAAATCCGCTAGTCTGTTGGTATGTAAGTGGTTGCATAATTGACTCCTTTAGTTTGAATTGACTGTTAAGTTGATTGCTTATTGTTAAAGAGCGTGAAATGGAAATTTAAGCTGCGTTCTTTTCGGTGTGTGGAAACAACTTCGGAAGATCCGGGCGAATCTGGTATGCCTTCACAACTCCACCAGTAGCCGTAACAATGCTGCCGACATGTTCAGGGGATACCTTTGCTTTGTTGTGAAGCCACTTATAGACGGCCTGCTGTGAAACTTCGCAGGCATCGCCTAGTTTCTTTTGTGAACCAACGATATTGATCGCTGTTTTGATTGCTGGGTTCATAACAACCTCCGTGGTTAATCCGAATCAAGATTAAAACTATGGTTGTTTTTAGTCAACAACCATTTTCGTTTGATGAAATAAAACCTTGGTTGTACATTTGATCTATGAAAACAACACTCTCAGAAAGACTTAAAGAAGCCAGATTAGCGCGAGGCCTTACACAAAAGGCGCTTGGGGATTTGGTCGGGGTTAGCCAAGCTGCTATTCAGAAAATCGAAACAGGGAAAGCTAACCAAACAACTAAAATCGTGGAGATCGCGAACGCTTTGGGTGTGCGCGCAGAATGGTTATCTTCTGGCGTTGGAAATATGTCAGACAGTACAGTGCAACCAATACAATCAACTGTCAGCCATTCCAAATACTTCAAAATTGACGTTCTTGATATAGAAGTCAGTGCCGGGCCAGGTGTAATCAACCGTGAGTTTGTAGAAGTTCTACGCTCGGTTGAGTACTCGTTTGACGATGCTCGTCACATGTTCGATGGCAGGAAGGCGGAAAATATCCGCATCATTAACGTGCGAGGTGACAGCATGTCAGGGACGATCGAACCAGGTGACCTGCTGTTCGTTGATATCACTGTTAAATCTTTCGACGGTGATGGCATCTATGCGTTTCTGTACGACGACACTGCCCATGTAAAACGTCTTCAAATGATGAAGGATAAGCTGCTGGTTATCTCTGATAACAAGAGCTACTCGCCGTGGGACCCGATCGAGAAAGACGAGATGAACCGGGTGTTCATATTCGGTAAGGTCATTGGAAGCATGCCGCAGACGTACAGGAAGCATGGTTAATTTATCTACGACTTAAGGGAGCGAAGGTTAAGGTTTATACCACTCGGATTAGATATTGCACTAAATTCTCTATAAGAACGCCAAATCTGTTTGCATATTTCAGTAAATATTCTCGTTGTTAGCTGAGATTTGTTGCTACTGTCAGCAAAATGTCCCCCTATCTCGTAGCGGTTTTTATTTCGAATCATTATGTTAAGATGTTTCTGATTATAATGAATGGAAACATAAAATGAGAAAAATCCTAATCGCTGCCATGATGGCATCTGTATTGGCTGGGTGTGCTTCTTCAGGCAACCAGCAACTCAAAAATGAAACTGAAATTAGTGTCCAGTCTAAACTTCAGGAAGGTAAAACAACCAAGAATGAGGTTAAATCTTACTTTGGTTCTCCTGATGCTGTTTCATATACTGACAGTGGAAACGAGATCTGGAAGTACGCCTTTGCAAAAGTAAAAGTTAATGGCACCACTTTTATTCCATTCTATGGATTATTCCATAATGGAACGAACGGTACGAAAAAAGAACTTACTATTCTTTTTAACGATGACACGATTAAGAAATACACAATGTCAGAAACCCAAATAAACTCGAAATCAGGTTGGGCTGACTGATAATCATACCCGGCAACCGCGCCGGGTTTTCTTTTCCTCCCCCTCATAACTCATACCGTCCAAAAAACCACCACACCTCACTTCAGTTATCGCTATGCGATGCAAGTCACAAAATAAATCCATCCTAAATACAACCAGTTATATTTAAAACAACCGACAAAACAACTTTTGTTGTTGACGATAAAACAACTATAGTTTTAAATAAATTCATCGCAACGACACAACGATACGGTAACCACCTGTTTCACCGTGGCGATGACCGCTTAGATCCGCAGTTTGAATTTCAGCAGGCTTCGGGGAGTGCGAGGGGTGAAACGGACGCGTGAACGTCGGTGTGACCAGCTGAAATCAACACAACACTTTATACCTCAGTCGCTTCAACGAGGCGGCTTAGTTATGACAACCGGCGGCCATCCACCGCCTGAATACGCGCAGAAGTCTCTATATGTTCAGCAGCCCAGCTTACGGGCAGGAGTTTTTATGGTTCATCAACATTACGGAACGCAGACCGTTAATCGCGGTGCGGTCATGCCAGGAATGCTGGTCAAACACAAAGATGGTACCTGGACTGCATCAGCTAATTTACGCGGACGGCTTTATCTGCATCGCGGCATCGAGCGCACTTATACCCGTGATTTGCTCGTGGAAGTTTTTCTCGACGGACGCGGTAACGGCCTCAATCACTAATCCCCTTTCCTGTTTTCCTAATCAGCCTGGCATTTCGCGGGCGATATTTTCACAGCCATTTTCAGGAGTTCAGCCATGAACGCTTATTACATTCAGGATCGTCTTGAGGCTCAGAGCTGGGCGCGTCACTACCAGCAGATCGCCCGTGAAGAGAAAGAGGCAGAACTGGCAGACGACATGGAAAAAGGCCTGCCCCAGCACCTGTTTGAATCGCTATGCATCGATCATTTGCAACGCCACGGGGCCAGCAAAAAAGCCATTACCCGTGCGTTTGATGACGATGTTGAGTTTCAGGAGCGCATGGCAGAACACATCCGGTACATGGTTGAAACCATTGCTCACCACCAGGTTGATATTGATTCAGAGGTATAAAACGGATGAGTACAGCACTCGCAACGCTGGCAGGGAAGCTGGCTGAACGTGTCGGCATGGATTCTGTCGACCCACAGGAACTGATCACCACTCTTCGCCAGACGGCATTTAAAGGTGATGCCAGCGATGCGCAGTTCATCGCATTGTTGATCGTCGCCAACCAGTACGGCCTTAATCCGTGGACGAAAGAAATTTACGCCTTCCCTGATAAGCAGAACGGCATCGTTCCGGTGGTGGGCGTTGATGGCTGGTCCCGCATCATCAATGAAAACCAGCAGTTTGATGGTATGGACTTTGAGCAGGACAATGAATCCTGCACATGCCGGATTTACCGCAAGGACCGCAATCATCCGATCTGCGTTACCGAGTGGATGGATGAATGCCGCCGCGAACCATTCAAAACCCGCGAAGGCAGAGAAATCACGGGGCCGTGGCAGTCGCATCCCAAACGGATGTTACGTCATAAAGCCATGATTCAGTGTGCCCGTCTGGCCTTCGGATTTGCTGGTATCTATGACAAGGATGAAGCCGAGCGCATTGTCGAAAATACCGCATACACTGCAGAACGTCAGCCGGAACGCGACATCACTCCGGTTAACGATGAAACCATGCAGGAGATTAACACTCTGCTGATTGCCCTGGATAAAACATGGGATGACGACTTATTGCCGCTCTGTTCCCAGATATTTCGCCGCGACATTCGCGCATCGTCAGAACTGACACAGGCCGAAGCAGTGAAAGCTCTCGGATTCCTGAAACAGAAAGCCACTGAGCAGAAGGTGGCAGCATGACACCGGACATTATCCTGCAGCGTACCGGGATCGACGTGAGAGCTGTCGAACAGGGGGATGATGCATGGCACAAATTACGGCTCGGCGTCATCACCGCTTCAGAAGTTCACAACGTGATAGCAAAGCCCCGCTCAGGAAAGAAGTGGCCTGACATGAAAATGTCCTACTTCCACACCCTGCTTGCCGAGGTTTGCACCGGTGTGGCTCCGGAAGTTAACGCTAAAGCACTGGCCTGGGGAAAACAGTACGAGAACGACGCCAGAGCCCTGTTTGAGTTTACTTCCGGCGTGAATGTTACTGAATCCTCGATCATCTATCGCGACGAAAGTATGCGCACCGCCTGCTCTCCCGATGGTTTATGCAGTGACGGCAACGGCCTTGAACTGAAATGCCCGTTTACCTCCCGGGATTTCATGAAATTCCGGCTCGGTGGTTTCGAGGCAATAAAATCGGCTTACATGGCCCAGGTGCAGTACAGCATGTGGGTGACGCGAAAAGATGCCTGGTACTTTGCCAACTATGACCCACGAATGAAGCGTGAAGGCCTGCATTATGTCGTGATTGAGCAGGATGAAAAGTACATGGCGAGTTTTGACGAGATGGTGCCGGAGTTCATCGAAAAAATGGACGAGGCACTGGCTGAAATTGGTTTTGTATTTGGGGAGCAATGGCGATGAAGCATCCTCACGATAATATCCGGGTAGGCGCGATCACTTTCGTCTACTCCGTTACAAAGCGAGGCTGGGTATTTCCCGGCCTTTCTGTTACCCGAAATCCCCTGAAAGCACAGCGGCTGGCTGAGGAGATAAATAATAAACGGGGAGCTGTATGCACAAAGCATCTCCTGTTGAGTTAAGAACGAGCATTGAGATGGCACATAGCCTCGCTCAAATTGGAGTCAGGTTTGTGCCAATACCAGTAGAAACAGACGAAGAATTTCATACGTTAGCCGCATCCCTTTCACAAAAGCTGGAAATGATGGTGGCGAAAGCAGAAGCAGATGAGAGAGACCAGGTATGACAACCACTGAATGCATTTTTCTGGCAGCGGGCTTCATATTCTGTGTGCTTATGCTTGCCGACATGGGACTTGTTCAATGACACATCAGCAAGAAAACGCCCTTCGCAGTATTGCCCGTCAGGCTAATTCTGAAATCAAAAAAGCCAGACAGCAGTTCCCGGATAAAAACGTCGATGATATTTGCCGTAGCGTACTGAAGAAGCACCGCGAAACGGTAACGCTGATGGGATTCACACCGACTCATTTAAGCCTGGCGATCGGCATGTTAAACGGCGTCTTTAAGGAACGGTGAGCATGAAAAACAAAATCATCATGGAGCTACAGGCTCCTTTTTTATTATTCGCATTCACCCTCAAGCGTATTAACCAACAATTCAGGGATTAATGAAAGATGGCAGACATCATTGATTCAGCATCAGGAATTGAAGAATTACAGCGCAACACAGCAATAAAAATGCGCCGCCTGAACCACCAGGCTATATCTGCCACTCATTGTTGTGAGTGTGGCGATCCGATAGATGAACGAAGACGCCTGGCCGTTCAGGGTTGTCGGACTTGTGCAAGTTGCCAGGAGGAGATCGAACTTAAGAACAAACAATGGGGACTGTGATGGCCTCAAAGCAGCAAATTTCAACATCGTCCAACTGAGGTGTAAAAATGTTCAGAATCATTTTTCCTAACACCTGGTACGTCGACCACCACGGCACTCCCTGCAAAATCCTGCGTTCTACCCACAACAAAGTTCACTACATCCGAAAAGGCAGAACATGTATCGCCAGCATGTTCCGCTTTAATCATGACTTTGAACCTGTGAATAAAGCTGATGCAGATCGGATAGCAGAAGAGATCGAAACGGCAGAACACATTAAGAAGTTACGTGACATGCGTTCAAAAAGCAGAGGTAACCATGGAATCATACAGCCTCACACTCGATGAGGCCTGTCAGTTTCTTAAGATATCCAGACCAACCGCCACCAACTGGATACGAACAGGCCGCCTACAGGCAACACGTAAAGATCCAACCAAGCCAAAATCTCCTTACCTCACAACACGGCAAGCCTGCATTGCGGCGCTTCAGTCTCCGCTGCATACTGTCCAGGTGAGCGCGGGTGATGGCATAACAGAGGAAAGAAAATGTCACTCTTCCGCAGAAATGAAATATGGTATGCCTCGTATTCGCTCCCGGGCGGGAAACGAATTAAGGAATCTCTTGGCACAAAGGACAAGCGGCAAGCTCAGGAGTTGCACGACAAGCGAAAAGCAGAACTCTGGCGAGTAGAAAAGCTAGGGGATTTACCTGATGTCACTTTTGAAGAGGCCTGCCTAAGATGGCTTGAGGAAAAAGCTGATAAAAAATCTCTCGATTCAGATAAAAGCCGGATTGAGTTCTGGCTTGAACATTTTGAGGGTATAAGGCTTAAAGATATCTCGGAGGCAAAGATTTACTCTGCTGTAAGCAGAATGCATAACAGAAAGACGAAAGAAATATGGAAACAGAAAGTTCAGGCCGCCATCAGGAAAGGTAAAGAACTGCCTGTTTATGAACCAAAGCCAGTATCAACTCAGACAAAGGCAAAGCATCTTGCCATGATAAAGGCCATTCTCCGTGCTGCAGAACGCGACTGGAAGTGGCTGGAAAAAGCGCCTGTCATCAAGATACCAGCGGTCAGAAACAAGCGAGTCAGATGGCTGGAAAAGGAGGAAGCAAAACGCCTTATTGATGAGTGCCCCGAACCACTGAAATCTGTCGTCAAGTTTGCGCTGGCAACTGGTCTGAGAAAGTCGAACATCATAAATCTGGAATGGCAACAAATCGACATGCAGCGACGAGTTGCCTGGGTGAATCCAGAAGAGAGCAAATCAAACCGCGCCATTGGTGTGGCGCTAAACGATACCGCCTGTAAAGTGTTGCGTGATCAAATAGGCAAGCATCACAAATGGGTGTTTGTACATACCAAGGCGGCTAAGCGAGCAGATGGAACATCAACGCCTGCGGTCAGGAAGATGCGCATCGACAGCAAGACATCATGGCTATCAGCTTGTCGTCGTGCAGGAATTGAAGATTTCCGTTTCCATGACCTCAGACACACCTGGGCAAGCTGGCTGATTCAGTCAGGCGTCCCATTATCAGTGCTTCAGGAAATGGGCGGATGGGAGTCCATAGAAATGGTTCGTAGGTATGCTCACCTTGCGCCTAATCATTTGACAGAGCATGCGAGGAAAATAGACGACATTTTTGGTGATAATGTCCCAAATATGTCCCACTCTGGAATTATGGAGGATATAAAGAAGGCGTAA